GGGGCGGCTCCGCCAGCTTGGCGGCGAAGATCTCGGCCAGCTTCTGGCCAGCCTTCTTGTTCTCCTCGATCTCGCGTTCGCGTCTGGCGGCCTGCGTGCAGGCGCACCCGGCGGGATGGATGGCGTCCCGCTTGGCATCTCCGCCGACGAGCTTGCCGATTCCGATGTCGCTCATATGCCTATTATGTCACGAAAACCTATTTTGTCAACAGCCTTCGGCACACTTCGGGAATGAGGGGAAGGTCCCAAATCAGGTGCAGTCGGACGGTCTGGCTGCGGTTGAGGGAGCGGTGTTCCAGCCCGAAGTTGAACAGGTAGACCATTCCCTCTTCCATCTCCACAAGCTTGCCGTCCAGTTCCATGTCGATGCCCTCGGCGGTCTGGATGGGCAGGTGGAACCGGCAGACAACGATGCCCCCGGCGATGTTGGCGTCCTTGTGCTTGGGCACTCCGCCGCCGGGGCCGACGCCGATGATGCGACACGTCATCAGCTCCGGATTCTTGGACAGGAACGCCGCCACAACCGGGTACTTGTCCGCGTGGTGAAACGTGATCTTCCCCGGCGTCTGGAGGGCCTTCTTCATGGGAACGGCCATGTCGGAGTTGGGGCTGAACAGGGTCCATTGCATGACCCCGCCGTAGTTCTCGGAGATCTCCGGCTTCTCCTCGGCCACAAGCTTGAGGATGTCCGCCTTGAGCGCATCGAACTCCGGCGGGCGGCCCAGCGGCAGGAGGGCGATCTTGCCGCTCCTGACATCACCGGGAAGCGATTGCGGCGTCGTCACAGGGCTTTGCGGCCTCCTCGACTTCCGCGCCCACCGCTTCGCAGACCCGCTTCTTGATCCGGCGGGCACAGCGGACGAGGATGAGGCACCGCTTACGATTGCGAAACTTGAAGGCGATGGCAAGCTCCTTGTGGCAGTCATCCCGCATCCGAAGAAGCTGCTCGTTGCTCATTTGGCCTTTGTCGTCTTGGTAGCCAGCTTTGAGGCGAGCATTCCACGCGCCGGACACGGAGCAATACTTGTTGGGGCAGTAGTAGATCCCACCGGCCTCAACACCGTCCATCTCGCCGCAAGCGCCGCAGGTCAGGTGGTCACCCATCAGTCGTATTGTCCTTCATCAGCGTCCTCGATCCCAAGCACCCGTCGGTCGATGCCCAGAGCGATCTGCTTCACCAGTTCCCACAGCCCATCAAAGTCCTCGATGATGGTCCCACCGCGCTTGTCGGTGATGAGGATCTTGTACATGGTTAGGTGGCGTACGTCTTGCAAAGCCGCAGGATGGCGCGGACGGCGACCTCGATCTGGTTGGCCTCCTCGCGCAGAGCCGCCGCCTTCCTCAGCAGCTTGATGAGCGGTTCCTTCTCGTTGTCGAACCGCCGCTCTCTCTTCTCCTTGTGGGAGGTCATGTGCGGCCCCAGCCCGTTGGGCTGGAAGTACCGCTTGCAGACCTTACACCGGGAACCACGGGATTTGCCTTTCGGCCACGGCATCTTCTATCTCCTCGTACTGACACTTTATTATTATGCCATGGGCTACTGATTTGTCAACTACTCGTCCTTCCCCTCGAAACTCAGGTCGGTGAGGGGGTCGGCCATGATCTGGTCGGCCATCACCTTGCCGTCGTCGGTGGGGTCCAGATGGGCCTGATAGAGCTGGCTGCCATCCGTGGCGTACAGGTAGCGGACCCGGACGGGCTTTCCGACCTCGATCTGGCCGACGTACTTGGTCGGGACCGTCACCCAGCCCACGGACACCATCCGGGCCTCGTTGCCCTCGGTCTGGTCCCGAAGGCCGACCTCGACAGACTGCTTGCCGTTCTTCCAGCCGATCACGACCGGGGAGATGGCCTTGTAGAACTTGACCTTGACCGCGAGGGCCTTCTTGACGTTCTCGCGGCGACCCGGCTCGTAGACCTCGTTGGTCCGCTTGAACACGACGCCTTCCTTGCGGTCGGTCTTGAGGCGGTTGACCAGTTCGCGCTTCTTGGCCTCCCCCGTCACGGCGGGGACCGGCAGGACGCACGGAGAGCCGATCACGCGGACCAGCTTCTCCAGTCGCGCCATGCGGGCCATGAAAGCCTCGGAACGGCAGTCCTGTCCCTCCTGCTCCAGAATGTCGAAGGTGTGAAAGGTGGTGCCGATCAGTTCGCCGTCCAGCACGACGTTCTGACCGATCAGCGAGTTGACGAGGATCTGGGGGATGGGCCGTTCCAGCCCGCGACGGTTGACCCCCACGGCGGGGGTCTTGGGCGTCACCCGGACCATGAGCCGGATGCCGTTCATCTTCTCCTGAGCTGCCCACCCGTCGTCGGTCAGGTAGGACTCCATGCTCTCCTCGGTGTCGGGGGTCAGGAGCATGGGGCGCAGCCCGCTGTCGGAGAGGCTGGCGGCGTGAGCGGGGGCCGGGGCGAAGGCCGGGGCGGCACCGCCCTCGACGTAGCCCTTGGCCTTCTTCTCCTTGAGGATCTTGGCGTACACCTTGTCAGCCTCGGCCTGAGCGACCGGGCACTTGGTCTTGGACCCGGCCTGAAGCCAACCTCCGACCGGGCCGTACTCGAAGTTGACCAGCCAGCCGGAACCCTGCTGCTCCTTCCAGATGGTGTACTGCTTGTTGCTTCCGCCGTCGGTGCAGTACAGGGTGACACGCTGCGTCTGGCTCATGCTTCTATCTCCTCGCTCTATTATGTGTCTGAGCCCTACTTTGTCAAGAATGCGCCGCAATTCTCTCCGAAGGCAGTCTCCAGCAGGCCCTTGTTCTTTCGGAAGAATCGGGCGTAGGCGGTCTGCGCCTTGGCGGGAAGCGTCACCACCGTCTCCAGAATCTTGAGTATGGCGTTCATGGAAGCCGTTCCGTCGTTGTCGTCGTTCGCCTCGTTCTGCACCCAGCTGTGTATATCGAAAGAACAGAAGCCGTCAACGAACAGGATGTTGAGGGCCTTCTCCTCCTCCGGGGGAAGGGGCTCGTTCCCCTTGAGCGTCAGCAGCTTGTGAGCCGTCTCCCGTCCGTTGATCCAGCGGGTCAGGTTCTCGGCCTTCTCGCCGGACAGGGTGGCCGCCATGAGGATGTCCTTGTACTCCTCCATGGTCAGAGGCTCGTCGAAGCCCATGCTGTCGGTGTTGAAGGCGATGCGCCTCTGGACGTACTTGAACTGCTGGGAGAACGGCAGCGTCTTGAAAACCGCCTTGGTCACAGGCCATTCCGGGAAGTTGTCCCCGCACTCGATGATGGCCGAAAGCACCGCCCCCTCGTGCGGGCGCATCAACTGTTCTGGAACCTTGGCGATCAACGACGCGACCTCGGGGGACGCCTTGAGCCACGCCTCCTTGTACTTGTTCCAGCGCTCCTTGCTGAGGGACTCAAGGCGCAGCTTGCGGAACCTGTTCGCGTAGCCCGACTCGATGGCGATTTCCAGCGGGTCCTTCTTCTCGACCTGGTTGGCCCGCTTCTCGGCCTTCTCCTTCTTCTTCTCCACCTCGACGCGCTGCACGTTCTTAGCGATCGTGGTCCGAATGCGGGCGCATACATCTCCGTCCAGCCTGTCCTGAACCGCGTGGTACAGGTCCCAGTCCGAACAGGCCGAAAGCTGTGTCGCCACCGCCTCCTGCCACGACGCGGGGAACTTGTCGGCGGAGAACCGGATCTTGTCCACGGGAATTTGTTTTTGCGCGATCTCGTTGGCAACGAACTCCACGGCCCGCTGATTGCCTTCGGAGGCGTACCGCATGACGGTGTTCGCGGAGAGATACTTGAACCACTTCTCAGGAACTACGGGGAGTTTGGTGCCGGAGTCATCCTCCAAACGCTGGAGAAAGTGTCGAAGCCCGGTCTGGTGATTCTCGTTTCGGATGTCCAGATCCTGCGGCTTGAGGACACCTTTGTGCAGGGCCGCGTCGCAGACTCCGGAACTAGTGGCCGCCTGTCCGCGCACCAGATTGGAAAGCAAGTTGATCATTAAATGTCCGCTCCAAAAGCGTCGTAATTGGTCAGATGGCCGCGGAACAAACTGCTCATGGCTTCTTCCACCGTATGCCTTCCGTAAGAAGACACCTTGGACGAGAGGATGGTTCCGGCAAGCCGCTTCTGCGTGGCCTCGTCCAGATTCAGGAACAGCTTCATGGCATCCGCGAAGCTGCTGCCCGCTCTGGAGAAGTATTCCACAGAATCGCTATTGATGTAATCGCCGTCGAGGGACGTGATGACGCATTCGATCATGGCAGCTTCCTGTTCCGTGCGGGCGGCGGGATGGTTCTTGTACCCCAGCAGTTTCCGCGCCTTGCGAAGCCCTTCCAGCCAATGCGTGACCGAAGTGACCTCGGGGTTGTGCAGGGCCTCCATGACCAGCATCGGGGCCAGATCGGAGACAAGATCCTGCCCGGTGATCGGGGCGTCCACCTTGCTGGTGCCGTTGCACACGGCTTTCAGGTGATACACCAGCGCGGATGGGGACAGATCCTTGAGGGACTTCTTGGGGACTGGCCACTTCCTGTGGCACTTGTCAAAATGAGTCGGACAGACGGCGGCCTCGGCCTCCAGCGCCGTCAGAAGGTGAGGCTGGATGAACTCGAACGGAAGCCGGATAAGATGTACCTTGATCTTGTCCTCCGTGGAAGCCAGCCACGCCTCGCGCACTTCCTCCCACCGCTCCCGCTTGATTTCCTCGATGTGGATGTTCCTCATGCGCTCATACTGGCCTTCCTCGATGGCGCACGCAAGCGGGTCCGCACTCTTGGCACGGCGGACCTGTTGACCGCTGGCGACGGCGGCAATGGTGGCCTTGCGCTTGGTGTTGGCGCGGGCCTTGACGATCAGTTCTTCGGTGGCCGCGTTGATGAAACGTCGAACGCTCTGCCAGTTATCCTCGGACACGATGGCAACGTCGGAAAGGACGGGAACCAGCCTGTCCATGATTCGCTTGTCCCACTCCTGCGTGCCGCTGGTGACGGACACAAGAGCCTTGTTCTGGATGATGTCCATCAGGAACTTGGTCTGCCCCTCGGACAACCGCGCCTCGATTTCCTCCCACCCCGCTTCCCTGTTGGCTTTGTTCTTGCTGTTGATGAGCATGTCCAGCTCCACAAGGTCGGCAGTCTTCACGAACTTGGCGGGCGGGGTTTTCCCTGCCTCGTACTTGATGACGGCGTCTCGGTGGTGAGGGTTGGCCGGGTCCAAGGACTCGGCCTCGATCAGCCCACGGCGCATGGCAAGTGTCACGGCAGCGGCGTTCTTCTCGATCTGCCGCTGGAACAACTGCTTGATCCGCTCGTTGATTTCCATGACTTATTATGTGCCTAGCGGCGGATTTGTCAACGCTGGGACATTATTCGCTCGATGGCCTGACGATCCCGAAGCTTGAAGATCGCGGTCATGAACCGCCAGATCAGAACGAGGAGCAGGAGGCAGACGGCGAACACCGGCCAGCGGTCCCCGTCGAACCAACGCTGGATGGCGAGCGCCACGGTGATTATGCTGAACAGGATAAGAGGCAAAGCAGATCGGCCTTGGTCCCCGTGGTCATGTCACTTCCTCGGTGTCAACAGCAGGCGGAGCAGGAATGGCCGTCTCGGTCACCACGCCGATCAGCCAGCCTTTGGGCAAGATCAAGGCGGCAGCGACCGCCTCGATATCGGCGGCCTCCTTGCTGGGAAACCACTTGGCCTTTTGGGCCTCATTCATGACCCACGCGGTCCCGGTCCAGAACTGTACGGGTAGTATCGCCTTCATGGTGTCCAGAATGACGGTGGGGGCGCTGATAGAACAGGTGTCCAGCTCGGACATGATGACCCAGTTCTCCGCGCTCACGGCTTGCCTTCCTGAAGCGGCATCCTGTAGGCCGCAATCTCCCTTCCACGGGCCTTCACCAAGGCCCGCCATTCAGGAAGCGCGGTTAGAGCCTCCGTGCCGCCAAACTGGTCCTTGACGGCCTTTGTCAAGGCGCGGCCAGCCGGAACCAGTTCCGCAAGCGGGAGGGTTGCGATCTCCAGCAGCTGGGCCTTGATTTCCTGCTCGGTCATGGCTACTGGGCCATTTCCTTCATCGCGCCGACCATCAGCACGCGCTGGGCCAGCTCGTCCTCGCCCAGCTTGCGGAGCGCGTAGGCGAACCGCTCCCGCTTGACCGCCGACACCTTGCCGGATCGGAGAAGAATCTTCTTCTCGAACACGATCCGGTCGCCGTTGGCCTCGCGCTTGAACTGTTCAATCCGCTGATACTCGTGGCCCAGGTCGCTCATTTGATCCTCACAGTCGTCGCCGGTCCCATAAATAGAATGGGCCGTTGTGCGTCATCAGGCACGCCAGCCATGGCCGAACCCACCAGCCACGGCACCAGTTCCTCGTAAGGCACCAGCCGGATCGTAAGCTTGGGGAACCTCTTGCGGAGAACCTGCGCCATCTCCTTCATCACGTCCTTCGATCCGGTGACGGTGAGGGAAAGCGTACGCTTCGTTAGTAGGTGCCACCTGCCGCCCACCCACAGGGAGATGGGCTTGCTCTTGCGGAAGTTGACCACGCCGAATGTTCCGGCCTTGGGATCGGTCACGGCATCCCCGCCCTCGCCCGCGAACGGTGGACGAACGTGACCGCGTGCATCATGCGGAACGCCCACTCCTCGGGGAACTGTCCGCCCTCGCCGGGAGGCGGCACAAGCTCCTCCTCGTACTCGTTGATGGTCGTGTCGTTCGTGTCCCAAAAGAACACGGGCTCGGTCACGACCGACTTCTTCTTGCTGGTCTTGGTGACTTTGCCGCCCTGCGCGGCCAGCTTCTTCGCCAAGGCGTCCACGGCGGCGGCGTGTTCCGCCTGTTCCTCGGCGGTCATCTGCCGCTCCTTCTCCACGGAACCGAAGGCGATCCGCCGCTTGCTGGTCTGGATCAGAACGCCGTCCGCGTTCCTGCCGTCGCGCTTGCCGATCCACCGGATGTCGGTGATTTCCTCGGGCTCGTCAAGGTGCTTCCAGTTGTCGGGCGCACCCTGCAAGGTGTCGAACACCCAGTTCGCCACCGGGTCATCCGGCCCCTCCATATGCAGGGCCACGCCCTCGAAACCGGACTCGTTGGAGTAGACCCGGTAGCACTTGTAGGTCACGCCGTCGAACACGGCGAAGCTCGTCTCCGCCTCGTTCAGCCCGATCAGTTGCACTTGTCCTCCTCGGACGCCGCCGCGTCCATGGCCTCTGTTCTGCGCTTGTTCTCGGCGGCGAAGGCCGCCCGGATCTGCTCGATCCTTACTTTAGTATTATGTCTATGCGCTATGATTTTGTCAAGTCGCTTTCGGACGGTTGCCGCTGCTTGTTCCTCAAACTCCACGCCCAGCGCACGGGTGGCGTACAGGGCCTTGTCCGTGCGCATCTTGCGCTTCATCTGACGGCGATACATTCTGGCGATCTTCAAGGTTTGGTTGAACCCGGCCACCGCACAGGGAAGGCAGAAGTGCTTGACCACGAACTTGACGAACGCCGGGGCCTTCTTGCCGCCCACGGACTTCTTGATGTAGACCCCGAAGCGGAACTCGCCGCCGTACATGAACCTTTGGCATCCATGACAGCGGGTTCGCCGGATGCACACGGACAGCCCGGCGATTTGGGACAGGAAGGTTTCAGTCATGGCTTCAACTGCATAGCGTGCAGTTGGCCCCCGGCTGGCGCGATCCAACCGGGGGCCGTTGAATCTTACCGCACTTCCACTTCGCTCGTCTCGTACTGCTTGGCCCACTCCCAGCCAGTAACCGTTCCAAGGCACACGTTCCAATACGGTACTCCGGACACGGTTCTTTGCACGTACCTCTTGGGTTTCTTTCCGTACACATTCTTACAAGCTTCATCAATCCTCGACGCAAACTCGGCGTCAGAAAACGGGAGGGACCAACGGACCATTCGATTGGTTACAGACCCGTCTCCGTAGATGGAGCCCAACAAGAAGGCACGGTCCTCGTTCATTAGCGGACCTCAATCTCAGCCGTTTCGTAAGTACAGGCGATTCCGAACGGCACGTTCTTGGCCTCGCCGCCCTTCACCACCCACATGACCGGGTACTCCGGGGGATGGTCGGGGAACTCGCCGTAGGAATCCGTGAAATACACCAACAGGGCGGGCTTCTCCGTCGCCCCATCTTCCTCCAACCGCTTGAACACCGGGACAAAACTGGTCCCACCGCCACCGGGGTACTCGCCGGGAAGCTCGTCCTGCGGCTCGATGATCCGGTCCACGTGAACCGCCGCGTCACACGACATGATCCGAACCCGGCTCACGCCACGGGACCGGACGATTGCCGCCGTCTCGCTGACGAACGCCCTCAACTCGTCCTGCCCGATGGACCCGGAAGTGTCGATGGCGATGGCGATGTACCGCTTCTCGCTTTTCAGGTCGGGGAAGTACAGGCCATGCTCCGCGAGAAGGCGACGATCCGGGTACTGATCGTCGTAATCGTCCCGGGTGACCTCCGAAATCAACCGGTCGAGAAGCTGGTCCCAGCGCATCTTCGGCTCAAGGATGTCCTTGATGAGCCGATCCAGCCCTTCGGGCATCTTGCCCTGCATCCGCGCCGTGGTCGCCGCTTCCGCCAGAAGGCCCTTCCACTCGGTTTCCATTTCCTTCTGGTTGGGCACTTCGATTTCAACGTCGCCCTCGCCGTGCTGGTGCCCCGCGCACCCCTTGGAATCCGGGGAGTCCTCGCCGCCGCCCGCGCCCTTGAGCATGACGCAGAGGGGCTTCTTCCCCTTCATGTCCTTGGGGAGCTTGTCGTAGATTTCCTCCGCGCTCATGCCGTCGTACTTCTGATCCAGCAGGACTTCCTTGGGCGGCTTGAGCCCCGCCTTCTGCAAGACGAGATTGATGGCGTAGTCGGCGGCGATGTTGAACCGCTCCGGGTCGCGGGTGCCGCGCCGCCACAGGTGCCCGAAGGCACAATGCAGGACTTCGTGCCCCAGCACGAACAGCTTCTCGTCGTCGTCCAGCTTCTTCGCCCAGTCCTCGTTGACGAACAGGTTCTTGCCGTCCGTCGCCGTGGTGGACAGGGACTTGTCGGCCTTCTTCTCGGCCAGATGCAGAGCCAGCACCGCGAAGAACGGGTGCTTGAGAATCATCTTCACCTTGCTCTTGGCGAAGATTTCCGGCGTGTCGCCCATCGCTATCTCCTTTCAGCTACACCCTATTATGTAGCTATCGCGGTTTTTGTCAACTCGGCCCCGGAATCAGAGGGGGCCGGGTTCCCTACTTGGCTTCGGAAACCCGGCCCGTGAATCTGGAAACCATGTTACCGCAGGATCACATCCCCGAACTTCTTGCAGAAGGACTTCCACTCGCCCGTGACGAACAACTGCTGGGCGAACTCCTTGAACTTCGGGGTACGGGCGTAGTCCTTGACCGTCAGCACCGCGAACTCCGGGGACAGCTTGGTTTCGCAGAAGGCCACCACGTTGCGGACGGCCTCCAGATGCTTCTTCCCCGGAAGGCCCTGCACCTTGGACACCAGCGACCCGCACAGCGCGTACAGGCTGGACGGCTCCTTGGGGAGCGTGACGGGCTTCCCGTTCAGGATGTCCTCGGCGTTGGGGAGCTTGTCCATGACCTTGACGAAGGCGTGGAACTCGTGGCCCGCCGCCTCGCCCACGGCCCCGGCGACCAACTCGAAATCCACCTTGGGGGCCGCGCCGATCAGCTTCGACACGAAGGACCAGCTACGGGGCGTCGGGAACCCGCGCTTGGCCGTCTTTGGGTCGAACTGGAACAGGAGACTGTTCTTGAAGTTGATGAAGGAAATCACGCGGGCGTCCACGCCGTTCTGCCACGCCCAGTTGAGCCAGTCGTCCACGTTGACTTCGACCTCGTAGTGGGTCATGCGGTTGGGGAGCGCGGAAGGCATATCGTACACGAGGGCCCGATCCGTGCCCCGGTTGCCAGCCGCGACGACGAACCAGCCGGGGGGCAGCTTGTACTCGCCCACCGCCCGGTCGAGGATCAACTGATACGCCGCCGCCTGAACGGCGGGCGGCGCGACGTTCAGCTCGTCGAGGAACAGGATGCCCTCGCCGTCCTTGGGCAGGAACGAGGGGGCCATCCACTTCGTCTGCCCGGACTCCTTATCGACGTAGGGGATGCCGCGCAGATCCACCGGGTTGAGCAGGGACATCCGCAGGTCGATGACCGCCAGCCCCATCTCCTGCGCCACCTGACGGATGCTGTCGGACTTGCCGACGCCCGGAGGCCCCCACAACTGCACGGGCACCCCGGCCTTGCGGCACACCTTGACCAGCTCCTTGACTTCTCCGACCTTCGCCATTTGCTTGCTCCTTCCGTTCCAGATTCACCCGGCAACCACCACAACGGGGTTGCCACACTCCCCTATGTTTTTCGCCGCTTGTTTGTTAAATCGCCTTCCCCGAATCTCCGTCGTCCTCGATGGCGGCAGGGACATATACGGTAGCCTTGTCGGCCTCAATGCGCTGACGGGCGAACGCCATCAAAGGTTGCAGATCCTTGGCCCGCTCTCCCAGCATATCGCCCAGCTTTACGAGACAGGGCAGGCAGAGCTTCGCCATTTCCACGGTGAGATCAAAAGGGATGTCCGTTCCCCTCAAGGTCACTTCTCGCGGGAACGAGAACCGCACTTCCGCCATCTTGTCGTTCGCCCTGCGCTTGCAGAGACAGCATCCTTCGTCGTAGGCGCGGTATCCCGTGGGCTCGGCCTTGTCGAAATCCCCGTGACGGAGGCCCGTCAGCAGGAGATGCAGCCCCGGAGAAGGGAACGGGTAGCTGCTCATAGAATCCTCTCGCGTAGTATTATGTCTCTACGATAGTATTTGTCAATTAGATTTCGGCAGGGTAGTGGAACGTCCCTTCCAATCGTTCAAGCTCGTCAAACTCGAACGAGACGCACTTGGAGGCGGAGTCCTGCCAAAGAACCCTGTCCAAGCACTCGGGATGGTAGGCGTATTTCTCGAACCTTTCGTAGGGGGTTCCCGGCTCGATTCGGGCCTGACAGCTGCGGCACTTCGTACGGGAACCGGGCCACGCCAGCTTTCGCTCGATCATAGGTATCTCCTTCTGGAGCTACCTACGAGGAGCCTTTCCATGGATGACGCCTATTCGGCGGATTCCAGATGACGAGGGCAGATTCCGGTGGATTCCCCGGGCAGCCTGTCGATGGCGATCCAGTAGCTCTTGAGGACATCCGACCAATGATCTATGCGCCCCTTGTCGCCTTTGGTGACGTTCCGGCGGGTCCACGGCGGACAGGAGGAGCAAGGAGCTTCGCGTACCACGACACGCTGTTTGTCCTTCAAGGCTCGTTTCCGCTCGAACGGCATCGTAGAGGGGGGAGGCGGGCATGAGCACCCGCCTCCCCCAAAAGGAGATAGAAGTCTACTCGGCCAGCTCTTCGCCGACGGCCACGGGCTCGACCAGATCCAGAAGATCCTTCATCTTTTCGCTGCCCATGTGCTGCTTTGCGCACGGGACGCAGATGAAGGACTTCTTGCCCTTCTTGGACTTCATGAAGATCCCCACCTTCACTTCCTTGTCGCAGAACTGGCACTCTTCCGTGGCGGTGCTTTCCCACGTGCCGGTCCACGTGGAACTGCCGGTGGTCACGGGGTACGGAACGGAGATGTAGCCCCCGGAACCGCCAGTAGTGGTGGTGATACTGCCGATGTAGGTGGGGTTCGTAGTAGTAGTATTGGAAGGAGCGACGGTGTAGTTGTTGTTCAAACTAGGGTCGCCCATGGGCTGTGGGGTTGCCATAGTTCCTCCTACGAAAACTCAGCAAGCTTTTTGATCAGGTCAAGAGGGTACTGCGCGGCGTTCCTGTTGACGCACGGAATACAGGTGGTGTAGATGCCCCACGAATCCTTGGTGACCACGAAGAAGAGTCTATCCGATGCCTTGCAGGACCGGCAACTCCAGCCGCGCAAAGCCTTCTCGACGAAGTGGACCGAGCGACCGTCCGTGGAGAAGAGCCTCGTGAGCATCAGGACGGCTCGATCACCACGTAAAGTTCGCCGTCAACGATGGCGGACGCCGTGGCGGCCTGCCGGATGGCCTCGGCCACGGGCTCGCCTCCGGCGCGTTCCCTGAGCTTGTCGGCCATGGAGACGTAGGCGCACTTGAGGCAGTAGGCCCCGGCCCGACGTTCCTTGCCCGCAATCTTGTCGATCTGCACCAGCGTGCGCTGGGCTTTCATAGACCGCTGGCACAGGCGGCACACGAACTCGCCATCCCCGACATCCGAAATGGCCATCACCGATTCCAGTTCGCGGACACCCCCGGGGTAGCTGAGAGGGAATGTACTCCACGACACTTCGATCCGGTTGCTCATGCGCTATCTCCTACCTTCCTTAACGTTGGTAGTATAGCACCAGCGCCCTTTTCGTCAAGGTTTGTTATCCGCTGATTTGCCCGCTGGCAGGAATTACGGTACCGTTCTTCACGGTCAAAATGCGGAACTTTGCGGATTGCACATACGCGGCGGCGTTGGCGGAGTTGGTGGCGAAGAACCTGATCCGGTAGTACGGAGCAGGCCACGTAACCGCCGTCGAAAGCTGCGTAGAGACATTAGAGCCCGGGGTCTCGCTCTTCAAAAGGTACCCACACGTCGTTCCCCAGTTGCCCTGCACGGCGACGGCATCGACCAGCATGTAGTTGTGGTCCAATACCACAATGTACAGTCGGCCAGCTGCCGGAGCGAACGTCGCCGTCCCCTGCACCTCGATCCTGATAAGTTCCTCTCCGACGGCGGGGGTGAATACCAGTTCCCTGAGCAAAGCGCCGTACCCGGTGGTCGAAAGAGCGGGGACAGTATGCGGACCGGTCTGGGTGGACTCGTGGACCACGAACTCCGTGGCAGGGGCGGAAGGAGGAACAGCGCCAGCCGACCCGCTCCCGCCGTCCCCGCCGCAAGCGGGAATCAGAGACGCCACCAGCATGAGAACCGCGAAGCCGAACACCAAATTACGCATACGACCTCCTACCGTCCAATCAGTTTAACCAGAAGTTTGTGGATCTCCTCGTTGGTGATGGGTTCGATCAGCTCGTAGTCCACCCGGATCTTGCCGTCCTCCTCGCCGGACTCGAACGCCGCGTTCAGGTCGTCGGAGTTGGCCTCGGCGTAGTTCAGGACGGCCCTCAGAACCAACAGCTCCCGGATGCCAAGCTGGTCGTAGATCACGGCTTCTCCTTCTTGGGCTTCCCGGCCACCATGCCGAACAGGGCGTCGATCATGTCCCATGCGTTCCTCGGGTACACGAAGAACTGCTGGGGCTTCCCAGTGGTTTGCGGAATGAACACGCAAAAAATGCCCCACAGTTCGCCCTTCACGTACTCGGGCATCAGCACGATGTCCGACGTGCTGAACACGGCATCGTCCACGGTCACGATGCGGACGGAGGGATGCCGTTCGGCCCAGCGCCGGACCTTCAAGGACAGCTCGTGGCCTTCCCCCACAAGCTTGTCGTTCTTCTGGAAGACGCGGCTGAAGCTGGCCCACGAATTGCGCTTGCTGTTCTTCACATGTAGTAGGTCACGGTCGACTTCAGGCGGAAGTCGTCGTAACACTTCTCGCAGACGTGCACCTCGTGCCTCTCAAGATCCTTGTTGGAGGCGTACCCCACGTCGCCTTGATCGCGGCGTACTCGAAGTTCACGTTCTCTTTGTCGCGGCAGGACTTCCCGCATTTGTCGCAGATCACGTCCTCCCAGTCCTGCGACCCGTCGTTGTTAGGAACCGTCGAGCCGTCCTTCTCAGGAACCCTCATCCTGCTTGTCCTCGGCCTCCATCACGTCCTGCCCGTTCATGCGCTTGTGGAACTTGTTCACCTTCTCGTCCTGAAAGAAGGCGTACAACGCCCGCTTGTCCTCGAAGTAGAGCGTGATGATCTGCACCCCGGTCTTGTCCGATGCAGTGTTTGGTTGGCCGGGGATAATGACGAGGCTGCCAGCCGTCGCGGGATCCATGCCCTGCGCCCGCATCATGTCCGCGAACGTCTCCTCCTCGACCTCGTAGCCGACGATCTTGTTGCCCAGCCCGGCCATCTTGCCGACGTACTCCCTGATCTGGTCAGGCGTCCGCTTATAGACCTTGACCTTGTGGATGAACTCGGACTTGGCGTTTCCGACCGCCTCCACGGGGGTGTCGGCGAACTCCTTGTCCTCCTTCTCCTTGTAGGAGACGGCGTACTCCTCGATCTTCACGTCGGCTTCGAGGGCCTTGGCCGTGGCGCTGTCCAGCTCGTCGCCGCAGGACGGGCAGACGTAGCCGTTGCGGACCTCGGGATCGGCCACCATGATCGTCGGGGGGTCCTGCGGGTGCAGATGCCGGTATACCAGCCGCCCGTGAACCCGCGTCACCCGGATGGTGTCGGAGTCCGCCGTGATGCCGGATCGCTTCACGTCCACAGGTTTGCCCATCAGACGGGCGAGGAAGCTGGCCGCGTCTGCGTTGGTGGCAGCGACCTCAAGTTCCTCGGAGCCCATGTCCTTGAGGACCGGTTTCGGAAGCGGGGCGTCCTGCGGGATGTTGGACAGCGGACTCATGTTCATGGCTTATTATGTCCTAATCGTTCGTTTTGTCAACGCTCACGCCGGTAAGTTCCGCCCTGTGGCGACGCTTCCCGCCAGCGTGTAGCCCAAGCCGTCACACCGTCACCTTCGGGCTCTTGAGGGCCTCGATGGAAACACGCTCGGCCTCCAAGACCTGCCGGGCGACCGTGGCCCACCCCGCGAACTTGTCCTGAAGGCGCAGGGCGACACCATGGCACACCAGCTCCTCCACCCTCTTCTTCGTCTCCTTGTAGACCAGCTTGCGGCGGCGGAGGGCGTCCTTCTCGGCCTCGTCGGGAGCCAGCTTCTCGGCGGCGATGGCCTTCTTGACGTTCTCGGGGATGGCGGCGATGCGCTTGGCGAGGCTCTTGACCAACCGCTCGAACTCGTCCTTGGCCGCTTCCTCGATCATGGGGACGAGGTAGGGGCGGCTGACCTCGGTGAGCGGGAGCATGTAGGCCGTGGCGTCCTTGCCGGTGGCCTCGCGGACCTCCAGCACGGCCCCCTCGACGAGGGCGGCGTTCTCCCACGGGAAGGTCACGACGGACTTGTTGGGCCACATGGCGAAGGGCCGCAGCTTGGCCCGCAGCATATTCGCCATGTAGGAGTTCCGCGTCGGAACGTCGTAGAAGAGGAATCCGGACGTGAACTCCTTGTTCTCCAGATCCTCCTGCCGGACCAGCTTGCCCATGTTCTTCTCCTATCTCCTTACGAACTATTATGTATCTACTTAGCGATTTGTCAACTTCTGAATCGTGAGATAGGCTTCGGCTTCCTTGATGGTGCCAACACGGCGCGGAACCTTCTGAAACCAGTAGTCCTTGCCAAGCAGATAGCATTCGTCAAGCTTGGGGGCCTTATCGTCGTCCATGTCCTTGACCAGAAGCATCCGTGCGGGCTTCCGCACGTCAGTCCAATCAAGCTCCACGCACTCCATTTCGCGGCTGACCGTGGATGCGATGGATGCCACGGACGGGTCCTTGAACATGAGCATGGCCGTCTCGAGGGATTGCAGCGACGTGCGGTTGTAGCTTGCCTCGTCCTTGGGGCAGATGGTGATCCCGAAACGGCCACGGACCTTGATGTCCGGCTTATGCTCGGACGCCCAAAGGTCCTTCTCCTTGGCGTCCTGCTGGGCGCGCCAATCCGCGATCACCGACTTGAGGAAGGCGACACCCATCTCCCGCGTGTCAGCGGCGAGGGCGTGGCGGTACTGATCCAGTTTCAAGTCGATGTCCGAACCCATGCTCTCGGGCCAAATGACCCGCGTGAGGTCGGCAGCCTTCCACCGCGCATACGGCTCGTAAAGGTTCGGCCGCCGTCTCCGCCTCTGCAAGCCATCCGGGGCGTGCGCTCCGGCCTCGTGGGCCAGCTCGTAGAAGCAGGCCGTCACGGTATCGAGGCGCTTGCCAATGCCGCGATGCCGGGTTCCGCACACGCAGCATACAAACGGAGTGTCGCCAATATAGACGGCCAACATCTTGCTGCTCATGGTGTTCTCGTTCATGCTATATTATGTCTACGGCGTGAAATTTGTCAACTATGCCGCCGAAAGGGTCCGGGGCTGACGAGAGAGGGTGTTCAAGCTTAAAGAGCCCCGGACCCGAAGCTCTACATCAACCCGGCAGCGCGATGTGCGCGGGTTTCCTGACGTGCGATGAAGTTCTTGAGGCGTTGCGCGTACCCGGACAGGGAGGTGATGGCCTCGGAAACATTGAGGGCTTTCTCCACCCTCTTCATGAGATCCGCCGTGGAGAACGGCTTGGAAACCCAGTCCACGATCTTGAGCTGGTCAAGCTTGGCCCTCATATTGTCTTCCAACGGGGTGGCCGTCACCACGATCATGGGCGTAAAATTCCCCGAGGCGCGGACTTTTTCGATGAACTGATCGCCGTGCATTCCCGGCAGCCGAAGGTTGAGCAAAACCAGGTCGGCTTTTTCCACAAGCGGCAGGGCTTCTTCCGCGTTTTCGGTGACAAGAACGTCGTAATCCCGACGCTGAAGAGCCCACATCATGACGTCCCGGATGGGGTGCTCATCTTCCACGACGAGGACGGTCTTGTTGGTCATACGCCGTTCCTTTACGAGAGCTTGAGTCGTCCGGCCAGCCACGTAAGGGCCGCCCCGATGATTCCCGAGAGGAAGATCAGGGCGATTTCCCAGCCGCGCTTCTCCTTCTGCTCGACCTTCTCCTTGAGGGCCTGAATCTCTTTGGCCATGTTGATGGCGGTCTGATTCAAACCGCGCGCCTCATCGTTCAAGGCAGCAAACCGGTCGCCAGAGGATTCCCGGTGCTGATCGAGCTGCTTCGCGGTATTTTCCGCGACGGTCTTGGTCACGGCCAGTTCCTTGCCCATCTCGGTCTGCTGGTCGCCTAGATTCTCCAAAGCCGGTACGAGCATTTTCAGCTGTCCGTTGATCTCGCCAAGCTGCTGCTCAAGGTTACTGTTCGGGGGCATCTGCTCTCTCCTGCTGCTCGTCTCTCCGTTTCCCACGCCCAACCCCCGGTCAAAAAGTTGAGCCCAACCTCGTTCTTTGCGTTCTCCTACTTGTTCTTCAGGCCCACTCTATACGCCTGCCACGCAAACGTGGCCCACAGGCCGTACTTTACGGAGTCGGTCAAGGCTTCTGTCAACGAAGGCCGCAAGAAGTAGCAAAGGGCAAAAGCCACACCGAAGGGGATGAGGAAGTAGAACCGAGCAAACGGGTCATCCCAGCTGACCGTTTCGAGGTACTCCTTGACCCTGTTAGTCCCCTCATTCACGAGGCCGACCATGGCGGCGTCGATGCCGAAAGCGGTGGGATCAGAGAAGTCAGGCGTGAGACCCATGAGCATGGACGGGTCCATCTGAACCTCCCCCTCTATAAACTACGTCGTTGTGCCGCCGCCACCGGCGGGAGGAGTGGGGTTGGTTTTCTTGGCCACCGCCGCCACCCCACGCTTGGCCAAAGCCAGCGCCAGAAGGGCGGCAAGGGCCGTTCCTGCGGCTGCGCCGGTATTCTTGGCTGCGTCCTTGGACATCTGGCCGGACGCCACGCGGCGGGCCGTTTCCGCCGTAATCCACGCACCTGCCTTGACGATCTCGCCCTCGGACAAGGTGCTGTTCTTATCCTCGTCGAAGTCCTTCCACGACTTGACCGAACGGGTCTCGATGCCCGTATCGGGGTCTTTGGTCACAACGGCAAGATTGGAGAGGGCGGCATCCAACTCGCCCAGCTTCTTGTTCTCCGCTTCCTTGATCTTGGCGTTGGCGATCTCCTCAGCCTTGGCGGCGGCCTTGGCAAGGATCTCCTTGCTGTTCTCGGCAACGTATGCCTTGGCATTGGCCAAAGCCTCGTCCATCAGCTCCTTGCGCTGCGCGGTCGTGCAACCGTAGCTAAAGAAAGTGCCCGATAGCATCAGCAGCGTGATGGCCAGCGTCTTGGTCTTCTCCACGGGCACCCTCCTCATCGTGTGTGCAGGTCTTCGAGAATCCAACGTCCGCCTTGAACCGAACGTCGGCGATGTAGCCGATGATCCCGCCTACTCCGATGTCCAGACTGGCTCCGAACTTGTCGCTCCGGTCTGCGATGGCGCAGGCGGAAAGGCAGAGAGCCAGGACAGGAGCAAGCTTGCGCATCATCCAGTCCGCAGGTGGGTGCCCCCGTCGGGATTCCCGGCAGGAGCACCCACCCTGAAGTTCTGGTCAGGCGGCTAGCGAGCGGGGAAGACCGCCTTGAAGTCGCTGATCTGCGCGTTCAGGCTCGGGTGGTAGGAGATCACGACCGTGTTGGCGGACTGGTCCGTCACCCACGTGATCGTGTTCCCGCTGACCGTGTAGTCGGTCGTCAGCGCCAGCAGCGTCTTGGCCGCCGGAGCGCCGGTCGCCGTCACGAACGCGAGGATGGACTGAACGCCCGAGGGGCTCTCCGGGCTCGCCGACACCTCGTGACGGAGCGTCGTCGTGGCGGCCGGAGCGCCACCCGCCTTGACCTCCTGACAGACCTGAGCCTGCAGGATGCCGATGACGTCCTGCTGGTCCTGAACGAAGTCCGTCATCTCGACGGAGCGGTTGTTGCCCGCGTAGTCCTGAACCGTGACGTTGCGAAGAAGTGCGTTCGCCATGTTAGCCTCCCTCCAATCCTAAGACTACTACCAACGCACCAGATTATACCCAAATCCGGTGCTTTTTCCAATACCTATAGCGATTCCACCTTCTTGAACCGGGCACAGTTGAAGAGGAGCTGGTGAAGGTCCTCCGGCGAGGTGGTGTCCTTCTGCAGAATCTTCCACGGCCCTTCTGGATCCAGCCCCTTGAGGTACTGCAAGACCAGCTCCGAGCAGACCACGCCGCCCCTGGCAACGTTCTTGATCTTCATGCCCAACAACCGGCGGGCAATGATGACCGGTATGAACCCGAGGATCTGCAGCCACCCGTAGTGCTGCTCGATTTTGGCTCCGGCCCGTTCCAGCCCACGGTCGATGTCCTCGGGCTTGTAACCGTCCGGCAGGAAGAACACGTTCTTGTACTTGCGGCTTTCGTACTTGGTAATTGGAACGATCTGTACCTGAAACTTGGACGCCTCAAGAACAAGGATGTCAGGGGTGTTCTGCCGGATGACGTACGTGTGGCTCCACCGGCTGCAGGTGAACCAGCGGATGATCCGCGACACCCAATTAGCCCGTTTGGTGCAAAAGCCGATTGTGCCCTTCATCTTCCCTCCTTCCGCGCTACGCCTAACTATGGAGGTAGGTAAGATTGAATCCGATTTTGACTTGGGCGGTATCTGCGTTTTCCACGATGAATCGGATAGGGGTATTCGCAGGGAGCGAGCTGGACCCAAGGATCTCAGCTCCAATCTCTACGAACTCGTTCTTGGCCAAATAGGTCCCATCCTCGAATCTGACCGTAACGTACAGCGCGTCACCGGCCGCGGCCGTAAGGCCAAAAGCCGCCCCTGCGTATGCGACCAACCTGCTATTGGCCGAATCCCATTTGGCTTTCTTGAGGGCGGTAAAATCCGTGACATTTCCCGGTACCGAAGTAAGCCGGAACCAGACTTCATCTGTCTGCGTGACACCTCCAGATGTCAGAAATGCCGTCAAAGCGGCGGCCGCCTGCGCATTGAGCGCCACGTGAGTGTCCCCGGCCGCGACGTTAGCGGAAATCCCGGCGCCTGGTACGAGCAGCGCAAGGTTGGTATTGGGCGCGATTTCCACCCACAGACGATTCTCAAGGCTGGCTCCACTGGGAACGAAGTAGTCGCCCTGGACAAGATCCACTGCATACGGAAGGCTGACGTCAAGAAACGTGCGGGTACTGGCGGCCGCCACCAACATGTACCCGCATCGGGTACGGAATCCCTTGGACGCGACAGTCTGACGGATCTTGACATCGGAGATCAACGGAATTCCAGGAATGGGGTTGCTCACAGGACATCCTCCTTGTGCATGACGCGGTCGCCGGTGTCAGGGTCGGTGAAGTAGAGGTACTTCACCTCCGTCCAGACGACCCCGTCGGTGGTATACGCCTTCAGCACACGCTGGAGGAGTTGATCTTGCGCGTCGTACGTGTACGTGGTCTGTTCTGCCGGATTGCTGTACGCGTAAGTCTGGGCGTCCATCGTGGTGTACCACGTATCCACGCCCGGCAATGTGGTGGAGGCGTGAAACGTTCTGATGAAGTAGTTCTTGGCGGCCAAGATCCCGTTTCCGGGATTGTGAGCCGCGACCACCGCATCCAACGCGGTCTCCTGCGGGCCGCTCAAAGCCGACGCAAAAACCACGGAGCACACGTCGCCGTTCGTGGTGACGTGCTGACAATCCACGGAAATGGCCGAATCGTCGTTAACCTGCTTCTGCAAGAGGTCCGCTCTGACCCGGCCGGTGGGGAAATCGCCCGAGACGGAGAAATCATAAGCTACGGACATTACGTCGAGATCTCCGTCACCAGCAAGCTGGCGTGGTGCCCGTCAGTGCCGGTAGTCCCGTCGTACGGATTGATGGTCATGGTACCGTTGGACGTCCTCGCCCGGATCTCGACCGTGGTCGAAGTCGACGGTGTGGCGGAAACCCGGTACACCAAAGAAGCAGGCTGCGGAGCGCCGGACGACGACACGCGAACACCGCAGGACCTGACAAACGTTCCGTTCAAGTACAAAGCGAAATAATTGATGGAGTTCGAGTTGCTGGACTGATGCCCCGCAGTGAAGTTGACGAACAGGTGGGAGGCCGTCGACGATGTCGTAAACGTGGTCGTCAAAAAAGCGATATACGTAGTGGAACTTGTGGTGAAGATCGCCGTCTGTTCTACGAACGCCGCCTGGCTGACGAGACCGCCGTTAGGATTGATGTTGTCGATCTTCTGCTTGTCCGTCGCCGACATGAATCCTGCCGTGCTGGTGGTCGCCACCGGGTGCAGCGTTCCTCCCGCCTGATCTCCGTGGGAGTGAACGTGATCCGATCTGGACAGGGTGACCGCCGTACCTGCAGCGGCGGTCCCCAGCGGCTGGGTCGATGTTCCGTAGTCGATGTTCAGGTTCGCGATGTTCGAGCCGCCGGACGTGGCTACGATTCCGTCCTGAAAGTTCAAGGTCGTGGCGGCAGACTCTACCGTCGAACCGTTCTCCTGAACCGTGATACCGCTTCCGCCGCCGGGGATGATGACGTTGATGCGGCTGTTCCCGCCATCGTCCGTGACCGTGACGCCTGCCCCCACAAAGTTGATGGTGGGGCGTGCGTTGACCGTGGAGCCGTCATCCTGCAAAGTGACCTTCTGCGGGTCCGCCAGAAGACCCGAGAGCCCGACAAGGTTGAGCGGGTCAAGACCGCCCACTTCATGCCGGAGCGCATGACTCGTGACGTCAACCCCGTCGACGCTAAGGCTGGTCGTCTGGACGGCGTCGAAGATCTGCGCCATTTACGCGGTCTCCAGAATCCCGCCTTCGATGTCGGAGGTGCCAGCACCAGCCACGACTTCCCGGTGCTGCAGATAGATCAGCTTGGTTCCGGTCGGGTTAGTCACCGAGAACGACTTGAGGCCCGTGGTGGAGATGCCGGTGAGCGATCCCAGCGTCGTGGCGTCCGTGATGTTTTGGATACGGACTTCGGCGTTGTTGGCAGGTACCGCCACCTGATTCCATCGGAAGGTGATGGAGGTCCCAAGCTTGTCGAAGTTCACCACCTGTCGGGCCACCGTGATGAAGGTATCACCATTGGCCGAGTGCAAGCCTGTAAAAATCGGCACCATCTCCGACGTGAAGGTGTTGTCCAACTTGGTTTTGTCTGCGGCAGACATGAATCCGGCAACCGAGGTCGTCGCAGCTGCATGCAGGGTACCGCCGCCGCGATTTCCGTGCGCATGACCGTGATCCGCACGGGCGAACGACGTGCTGACGCCCTCGCTGTTGGTGGCGTCCGTGATCTCGACGGCCGTGTCCGCCACGATGGCGTGGCGGTGGTCGACCCGGGCCACCTGCGCAGAAGTACCTCCGTCTGCCGTAGCGTCGGGCTGGATGGTGATGACGCTTCCGGTCGGGCCGTAATCAAGGTTGATGTTGCCGGTCGTGCCGCCGCCCGATGCGGCGATGATACCGTTCTGGAAGTTGATGATGGTAGCCCCGGTCACGACCGTAGATCCATCCTCCTGGATGTCCAGAGTCCCACCGCCGCCCGAGATGGTGATGTCGACCCGGTTGCTGCCGCCGTTGTCTACGACGGTAGCGCCGGATACGAAGTTGATCGTGGAGCGAGTTCCGATCAACGTTCCGCCGGACTGGACGGCGATCTTCTGGGCGTCCGCCAGCGTGCCTGACAGGTTGTTGACGTTGACCACGTCAGCCCCGCCGAACTCGTGACGTGCGGAGTGGTCGGTGACGTCGATCCCATCGACGCTCAGGTTGCTCGTCACGATACCGTCTACGAAGATTTCAGGCATTTCCCTATCCTCCGATGAGCGTCACGCCTTGGATCGTCGTCGATCCAGGTGCCGCCACTCTCCGCTGCCTAACCTGCAGCAATCTAACCCCGCCGGGATTGGTCACCGATGCCGACATTATACCGGTGCTGCTGACCACCAAGGAGGCCAGCGTCGAAGAACCCGTCACGTCCAGAAGCTCAACAATAGCTGTTCCGCCAGGAACAGTCGACTGGTTCCAGTACATGGCAAGCGGGGCCGAGAACTTGTCCAGATCCAGCACTGCCTGCGCCACCACGATGAAGCTGGCTGACGTCGTCGTATGGCTTCCGCCGAACAGGACGACCGCCTCCGCCGCCGTAACCGGCCCCGCCGTGCCGGACAGCCACGTAGGAAGCGGATACGTGGTAGCCATCGCCTACTGCCTCGCGTTTCCGGCTCCGACCACCTGAAGAGACGCCAAAGCCTTGGGGGCCGTCCCCGGCTGCTCCACCGTAATGTTGTACGTACCGGCCGGAAGAGCCCGGGGTTCGCTCAGGCCGTACTCGGTGGAGGTCGGCCCGGTGATGGACACCATGAAGTATATTTCCTGCGCCGCAAGGGCGGCGTTGGACGCCCGGCGAACGCGGAAACGGGTGATGTTCGGGCTCACGCGCTCCGTGATTACGAACAAGCTGGAAAGATTGAACACGTCGCCCTGATTGACGGTGAACTGCCCGACGCTGGCACCTACGGCGATGCCGTCATTCATGATCTCCTCCACCCCGCTGGGGGAGGCCTTCTGGGCGAAAACCGTCCTCTGGGCCATTAGGTCATCACCGAATCGGAGAACTCGACCACGTCGATGGTCATGGTCTGAGAGGTGGCCGGAGCCGTCGGGCCGTTCAGCACCCCGAACACCATCCAGAGGTTCTGCTGGGCGTCAGGGATGTGCGTGTAATAGCTGACGATGTCTGTCGTGGGCGGGAACGACACGCCGCCCTGCCGGAAGTTGGCCATTGCGGTGTCCAGGTAGACGTAGTAGGAGGAAGCAATGACGGACGTAGATACGGTCCGATTAACACCGAACCCCTCCGAAGCTCCCCCCATATTGGTCTCCGCAAAGGCCACAGTGGGAAGAGATGAGCCGCTCCAGCGCCATGCCGCCCAAGAAGTAGCCGCTCTGGGATCCTGATTGTCGAACAAGCCGCCAAACCACGTCATGTTCGGACCGCGAGCCGAAAGCTTGAAGAGGAAGTTGAGCTGGGCCACCCGCCGCTGGGCTCCGAGCCCCAGAGCGAAGTACCGGAACTGGTTGGGTGTCACGCCGCTCTTCAAGGCGACAGTGCTGCCGCTGACGATCAAGGCGTTGGGATCGTCGGACGGCTCGATGGCCGTCTGCCAATCAGCTCTGAGTGCAGTTCCCCCGAAGTCGTCTCGGAACGCCATGCCTCTCTCCAGACTGCACAGTATGCAGTTCCCAGTATACCCGACAGGCTACCCCGGTTCAACCTCCAGCTTTTCTCCGTCCCGGCACGTCAGCGCGGCAGGCGTGGGCAGGTATTCCCCAAGGGCCGCCGTAGGAAGCGTCTTCAGGTATGAGGCCGACAGCGCCCCGGCCTTGGCCGCCTCGTAGAACTTGTTCCGCTCCCACATGTTATTGCCGTGCCAGACGTAGGCATAGGCGTAACCGAAGCCACGAGCCACAGAGACCCGGCATCTCAACCGAAGGGCGTTTGCCAGATCCATGTCCCGCCCGCGCTCTCCAAGGTTGGGGTCCAGCTCCTCGCTGTACCTCGGGGACACCCACCGGCGGCACATCATGGTTCCTGTATGTGCTCCGCGAGGCCACTCCATCCAGAACAGTTCGCCGGTGTCCTGGAACAGCACGAGGTGTTCCCCCAGATACGAAACGTCCGAGCCCTTGGCCAGCATATCCTCAAGCTGCAGTTCAAGCCGTCTGGGGTGGTACCGGTCATCGTCGTCCCAGAGGCAGAGGATATCCCCGGTCGCCATGGCCAAGGCGACGTTCTTGAGCCTGCTGTAGTGCGGGTAAGGCGGCGGAAAGCAGAGGTGGATGTCGTCGCGGCGCAGACTCTTCACGTAGTCCGATAGCCACAGCCGATCCGCCCCACGGCCGTCAGCCACGATGACGAGTTCCCGGTCCTTCCACGTCTGAGCACAGTAGTCCGAGATGGCCTGCTTGAGCCGTTCAGGCCGGTTCCGCGTGACGCAGATGCAGCTGATCTTCACGAAAGGGCCTGATCCAAGTACCCGTTGACCCGAGAGGCCAGCTCCGCCTCGAACCTATCCGAGGGAATCCTGTGCTTGGCCCAGATCTTCTTCAGCTCCTCCTCCTGCACGGCACGCGGAACATGGGTCGTCAGCCGCTCGTGAACGTTGTGAACACGGTACCGATACAGGGGATCCGGGATGTGCCGGAAGATCGCTCCGCGTTCCCACATCACCCACGGGAAATCGTAGTCGTCGGCTCCGTGAAGCCCAAGGTTTTGGTCTACGCCGCCCACCGCAAGCGCCTTAGATGCCCTGAAACACATGAGGTGGGTGACGGCATGGGTCATGAAGTCCTCGGCCTTGGTGACGGGTCTGGATTCCCGCACGTCCATGGTCTCGTTGTCGTAAGCATCAATGTACTGCATGGACGAGTGGAAGAAGTCAACGCTCGGCATGGCAGAGACGTGCTTCATTAGGACAGCCGCGGCATGCTTATCGAGAACATCGTCGCCCAGAAGCTCCGCAACGAACGGCGTGTGCGCCTTCTTTATTCCGGTGTTCACGGCTCCAGACAGCAGCTTCCCATCGTTGGTGGACACCCGGATACGCCGGTCGGGAGGAACCCATTCCTGCATGCTGGGGTCATCGCTCTCCGTCACCACGATGGCCCGCCAATTCGGATCCGTCTGGGCCATCAGCGACGCAATCGCTCTCTGGAAGAAGACCGCATGCGGCCGTCTGACTGGCACGATGAACGTGATCAAGTCCACGCCTCCAAAGGCTTGAACGAGTCATGGAACCACTTCCCGGCCCAGTGGTGGACGGCAAAGGCCCTAGGAAAGGATTCCCCGCGCCTGTACGGTTCCCGCCAACTATACGGGTAGAACAGGCTACGGTCGAACAGCTTCATCTCCGGCCGGTTGAGGACCATCTTCGTAAAGTACGGGGGTCCAAGACCGTACGGATCGTCGATGTCAGCGTTGGGCAGCCCGTCCACCAGATCCTTGAAGATGGGATGTCCGGGAACCGTTCCGAAAAACCCACACGCTACTGCATGTGGATGACCCACTTCGTCTTCTTGGTAGGCGGAGAAGCAGTCCAGTCCATCGATCAAAGGCTCGATGTTCTTCAGGCACTCGAAGTCGGTGTCGAGGTAGATGCCGCCCTCACGAAATCCTATCTCGAACCGGTACACGTCGGTCTGCATGGACACGTGGGCGCATTTGGGCAGGAGCTGCGGATGGCTGGTGTAGAGGTCCCTCTCGGTCCAAAGGCGCATCGACCAGCCCGGATGGAGATCCAGCCAGCTCTCTCCCCAGTCGCAGAACTCCTTCGGCATGGGCTTTCCGCCAAGCCAGATCCGGTGGAAGACCTTGGGGATCTTGATCAATCGCGCACCGCGATCACGTTGTGCTTGGTCGTGGCCACATGCCGGTACCCGTAGTGCCCAAGGATCTCCATCACAATGGGCCGTTCGTCCACCCCGAAGTAGTCGGGAGTCAGGTACTCGGCGCAGATCACCTTAGCCTTCATCTTGTCGAACGGGAGCTGGCGGAGTACCTGCAGGGTGTACCCCTCAAGGTCCACGGAAACGAAGTTGTACTGTTCCCCGAACACCTTCATGAGGGTCGGGACGTCGATAGCCGCCACCCAGATCCTCCGAGACTGCTGGCGCAAAGGCTGACGTTGGACCAGCTTCTCGTCGCACGTGGACATCATCTGGGTGTCGCAATCCCAGAACGGGAGCAGGCCTGCAGACTCCGCCATGGCAGCGTTGACGAAGTGAACATTGGGAAGACTGCGGTAATGCTCCAACCAGCCTTTGGCGGCCTTCCACGAGGCGTCTACGGCCACCCCGCTCCACCCGGCCAGCGCCATGGCGTAGGTGTTGGAAAACTCCACACCGTCGGCGCAGCCGATGTCCAGAAATCGGCCGGTGAAGCCGGGCTCGAAAAACTTCAGAATCAGGTCGTCTTCGGCCTGCTCCCCGTACCCCACAGATCGCACACCCTCTGATCGGATCCCATCAGCGTGGCCGTGCCGATCTCAAGGCCAGCCAACCTGTCCTTCAGGCCCGGAAGCATTCCCTCGATCTTGGCGCTCGTCATCGCCAAGGTTTGCACCAACTTACGATGGTGGACGCCCCCGGTCGTATTATCGCCGTGATAGGTGTACCCGTACAAGTATGGCATGTCCTCGATGTAGCCCACCCTCCCCGACTGCTGCAGGTCTTGCTGGAAAAAGGAGTCTTCTGGAAAGTGCTCGTGATCCGTGTCCGTTCCCGGACGATATCGTGCTTCCGCGGTCCTACGCCACATACCGGTACCGGGATGCCCGAGATCAGGAATCCCGCCCCAGTCGAGCACCCACATCTGTCCCGACGACTCGAAGTAGTGCATGTGAGTTTGGAGGTAACAGGCGTCCAATTCGGTCATCTCAAGGAACTTGGCCTGCGTCCAAAGCAATTCGGGATGGTAGAGGTCGTCGTCATCCCACTGGGCTACGAGGTCTCCTGTGGCGTGGTCCATGGCCGTGTTCCTAAGTTTCCACCTGCCAGAGCCGTCTTCTTCCGGGATTGCGATGATGTCCTTCCGACCGAGGGACTGAACCCATTGGAAGACATGCCCGTTGGACTTGTCCGTGACGATAACCCACTGCTTGTCTTGCCATACCTGTTTGACGTAGGCGCGGAGGCACCGGGCCAACCTGCCCAGATCGCCACGGGTCACCGTAAGACAGCTTATTTCCACGGCACCTGAAGACCACGCCTGGCGTAGGCTTCCTCTTGGATCTGGAGCATCAGGTTGGGGCCACCCCGACTGGCGGCCATGCTGACCGGCAGGATCCGGTAGTAGTACAGCCGCTCATCGATGAACCTGAGAGGAGCCACCTCCTCGATCTTCAGAGCAATGTCCAGATCCTGCGAATTGCGCCACGTTCCAAACCCGCCGGTCTTCAGGTAAGCCTCGCGGGTGAACGTACGGAACGGCCCCACGACCATGTGACCGCCCTCGTCCAAGTATTCGAGCAACGTCATGCCGTCCGGGATTCGGGCAGACGGCCACATGTCCGGACCCGGTTTCAGCTCTGCGTCGCACCGCCAATAAGAGCTGTAGATGAGTCCGGCATCTCGATGCTTCTTGTGAGCCGCCTTCATCGTGGCCACGGCCGTGGAGTCCAGAACGTCGTCTGCATCCAGAAGTCCGAATAGGTCTCCCTTTGCAGAATCCGCCGCAGAACGCGTGGCCGCGCCCATCCCCATGTTCTTGGAGTGCTCCACGAGGCGCACACGCCGGTCTCCCATGAAGCGCCGGACCACGGAGCGAGAGTTGTCCGTAGAACAGTCGTCGACCACGATCAACTCCAGATCCCCGTCCGTCTGGCCGAGGACCGATTCAATCGCCGTTCCGACGTACTGCTCCTTGTTGAAGCAAGACATCAGGACGCTAAGCATTAGGAGGCGACGCTGGTCTGACCAAGGATGATGCGGTAATTGACGATGACCTTAGCGACCGCATCCAAAGTGCGGACTTCGGACACGGGGCCCATGTTGGTAGTGCCAGCAGGCACAGTCGTGGAATGCGACGCGTACCCGGTCGCACCATTGAAAAACTTGTAAGTCCCGGATCCGTTAGAGGAGATACGGAAAACGTAATTGGTGCTAGCGGAAACAGGCAGCGTGGTCGTGGTCACCTGCGGAGCACCGCCCGTACCAGTGCAGCAGCGCCAGAAGACCGTGCCGTCGGTGGCCGTATCGTAACGCCACGCAGCCAGCGACACGGCAGGAGTGGCCGATCCCATGGGATCGCCGCTGAACAATCCAATCCAGTACCTGACGTTGGTAATGGTAGCACCGGTGCGTACGACAAAAACGGCGTTGAACTGCGCCTCACCGCGGGCATCCGTAAACGCACCGGCCAACCATCCGCCGTCCGAGTTGAGTGCGGCGGCCGTGGTGTACTGAATACCGTGACCGTAAGTAGCCGTGGCCGTCGTGGCCGCCGTTCCCTCAGCCGTAAACGCGGTGCCAGTGCCCACGCCCGAAATGGTGGTCAACGCAGGATTGGCCTGCCAGCGAGTGAACAGCGCCGAAGTAGACTCCCCGTATCCACACGCATACTGAATGTCGCTGGCCGTAGCAGAACCAACGGCGAACGACGGTCTACCAACGCTGGCCATAGCCAGATCGCCAACCGTCGGACTGTGGAACGAGGTCCACCGGATGACCTCCTGCGTGGCTGGAGACGGGTTGATGGTGATGGTGTTGTTGCCGGATTTGAACCCAAGCGCACGAAGGACACCGCACTTGCAGATCTTCTGCGGGTATCCTTCGCGGATGGGCACCCATTCGTGCTTGTGCTGCTCGTCGGCCATACCCCTACTCTCCGTCAGCCTTCTTCAACCAAGGCTCGATCTTACCACAACTGAAGCCTATTCCGTGAACGGGAGAACTGAAAGGCATGAACAGGCCACCAAGTTCGGAAGCTCCGAGGCCTACATGCAAGCAGCGCACTCCCGTGTCCATGAACACCCGAAATCCCGCTGCTTTGGCCTTGCGGCAGAAGAAGAAGTCGTCGCTGAGCCTGTCGCGGGCAGGTAACGTAGCGTCCCCTTCCGTCCAGACGAACCACGGCTCGGTCAACGCCTCAAGAACGCGCCGATGAATCAGCAAGCATCCGGCCCCGACCAAGTCCGCCTCCATAAGCTTGCCGACGGCAAAGTCGGCAGGAACCTCCATCCGATCCCCGCGATCCACGTACACCATCGGCTCGATTGGCTCGAACTTGTGGTAGTAGAGTCCGGACACGATGTCCACACCATGGGAAGCCAGCCGATCAAACGCCTGCGGCGGAACCATCACGTCGTCATCGATGAAGAAAAGCCACTCCAGAGAACTTTGGAGGACCATCTTGACGCACTCATTGCGCTGCAGGTCTACACGATAACCAGTGAGCGTATGGCAGGCCGAATCATCAGGAAGCTTGAGCCGACGCAGCATCATGGCCCACTGCGTGGTGGTCATCCCCCGAGACGGCGTGGCTACCAGTACGCTCACGGATTAAGAAACGCCAGCCGCGTCCTTGGCCGCCTGCGGACACGTATCCAGATAGGCGGAGACCGTCGCCGTCCCGTCGTAGGCAGGAAAGACGTTGAACGAGGTGGGGACATTATCCGGAATCGTGGTGGCGGCGGGGTTGGATACGACGGACTCCACCCGCTGAAGGGTCTTCGTGTATGTACCGTCCTCGTTCCGCTGCATGTGAAGGTATACACCGACGTAATCCAGCTGCTTGGCCATAAAGCCTCCTAGATAAGGCGGACATCCGCTGCCGTAGTCGACAGCCCGCGCTTTGTATTGACGTCGTTGGACACCGAAGTGCGAATCGCATCCTTGATCTGGTCTTCGGTAAGGTTCAAATCAACGTGGGTCAGGACAGACGACGAAAACGAGCGGTCGCCGCAGAAGTACTGGGCACAGACGCATGCTTCGTCGTCCTGTGCCTCGTCACACCCGACATCAGTAATCCAAACCGCGATCTTCATCTGCTACTCCGTCGAAACCGTCTGATCCACAGGGTTGGTCACCACCCCGAAAGCGTCCTTGTCATGCTTCTGGGTGGACGGGATAAACGTGCCACCGATCTGGCTCATGCCCATGCCCACATGCAGGCATCGGACCGAGGCGTCCAGATGGATCTGGAATCCCGCCTCTCGGGCCTTCTTGCAGAAGTACAGGTCCTCGCTGATGCGCTCAGGAAGCGGGATCCGCTGGTCGTTCCTCGACCACTTGAACCATGGGTACTGTATGGCCTCAAGGACCTTACGGGAGATGAGCAGGCATCCAGCCCCCACGTAGTCGACCGGCATGAGTCCGGTGCCGTGGCTCTTGATGGGGGCGATACCCGTCCCTCCGACGGTCGGATCATCAACGAAGGCCACCGGGTCAAGCGGAGGAACCCGGCGGTAGTAAAGACCTGAAACGATGTCCAGATTGCGCTCCAGAAGCCGCTCCAGCGCCTTGGGCGGAAGGAGTGTGTCATCGTCGTTGAAGAACAGGTAATCGTGACCGGCTTTAAGAGCCGTATCCACGAACTTGTTCCGCATGTCGTCGATGGGGTCGCCAGCCAGTCCGCGCACCTCAAGACCGATTTCCGGCGGGATGATCAGATGCCGAAGGGACATGGCCCATTCCATGGAGACCATTCCCCGGGTCGGAACGGCCAGAAGGACCGATTTCACTTTTTGTCGGCGGCCATGGGGTCGATTTCGACCCGCCCGAACGCCGTCTCCATCTGGCGCTTGGTGATGGGCCCGGCTCCAAAAGCCACCCCATCCGTCAGCGCCGTGATCGGAACAAACGACCCGTTGATCTCCGCCTTCCCGAGGCCCACGTGTACACAGCGCACGGACGTGTCCATGTGGACCTTGAGCCCCGCTTCCCTGACCCTCCGGCAGAAGAACAAGTCCTCGCTGAACCTGTCGCGGTTCGGCAAGGAAACATCGTGCGCAGTCCACCGGAACCAGGGATACCCCACCTTCTCCAGGACCTCCCGTTTGATCAGCAGACACCCAGCGCCCACATGATCAACTTCCAACAGCTGCCCAATCGAGTAGTCGGTGATCCGCCAGCGGCCCTTATCGGTCTCCCTGTACATCAAGGGTTCGATGGGCTGGTGACGAGTGTAGTACAGGCCGGAAACCACGTCCAGATTTCGGGACATGAGCTGGATGAGCCCGCGCTCCGGCACGCAGGTATCGTCATCATTGAAAAAGACGTAGTCGAAACCCTCACGCAGAGCTGTCTCCACCAGCGTGTTACGCATGTGATCGATTGGAGCGCCTTGGATCTCACGCCGGTGAATCTGAACCCCGGCCGGGGCCTGAAGAGCGGCGAGGGAAAGAGCCCAGTCCATCGAGACCATCCCACGGGTGGGGATCCCGATCAGGACCTTCATTCGGGCAGCTCCTGCAAGGCAAGCTTGTACTTCTTACCAGTCTTCTGGTTGACCACCTCGATGTGCTCGTGATGTTCCACAAAACGCCACGAGGCGTCGCGAGACTCATCCTCCATGACGAGGTCACCGGTAACCATGACACCAAAGTACCCGGTTGCCCACTTCTGCCCAGACTTGCCGATCTGACCGGTATTGTTGGTGGCCGGGATGATATACGTACCGGCCGTCACGGTCAGCTCGGAGTTACCCGAAGCAACCGTCTGCGTGAACGAGATGGTATTCGTGAGGGTGTTGTCCTTGTCCCAAATGACGCTGGGATTGCCAGCTCCGGCATCAATGAGCACAGCGCCGCCGGAACCACTGGGTCCAGGAGCGCATTTGACGCGCCCGGTGATGTCCACGGTGAAGTAGGCCGAACCTCCGTTGGTCTGAACCTCGAACGGATTCGAGGACTGGCCAGACGCGCATCGGGCAGCGATCACCACCTGTCCGGCGGCGTCGTTCAAGACACCGAGCTTGCCGAACGCCGTGGCCGTACCGATAGCCACTTCGTCGGAGGCTGTGGTCAGGCGAACCGTGCCACCGTCATCAGTCCAGCCAGAAGCTCCTCCGGTAGAGATCAGATCCACGGACGAACCATTCTCTCGGGCGCGGAATTTGCCCGTGGACGAGTTGTACCAGATGTCGCCGTTGCTTAACGACGACGGGTCACCGGCATTGGATCCAATCTGGATAGCGGCGAGCGTTCCGGTAGCCGTGGTGCTGGTTTTGCCGGAAATCGTGGTGGTAATCCCTGCTGTGGCGATGTAGATTGCGGACGTGTCGGACTGCCCAATGTAGACGATGCCGTCCGTTGCGGAACCGGCGGCATTACCGGCATTGATGACTACATCCCCACCGGCACCACCTCCAGCCCCGCCGTCAGGGCCGCCCGCGCCGCCTCTGACAAGCACACTTCCGCCACCTGCTCCAGCCACGCTACCATCACCGGAACCGCCCTGACCGCCTTGGATAGTAAGAGTACCGGGGGCTCCCGGCGAACTACCACCGTTAATGTAGCCGCCCTGACTCACCTGAATGGTGATATCCCCGCTGGCACCGCCGTACGAGGTCGCGCTACCGGTTGCACCGTAACCACTAAGAATGGTGACGGAACCTCCAGTACCAGGTGTAGATCCGGAAGAAGGGTCGCCACCCGAGCCGCCGGTCAGGGTGATGCTACCCCCGGCACCGGCATTAGATCCTGAAGCACCGGAGCCGCCGGTGCCTCCCGAGATCTGGACAGCGCCGCCCTGCGCTGCGTCGTGAGGGAAACTGCCGGAATTACCAGCGCCTCCGTTACCAGACTGGATGGTAACAGTACCGCCGACCGCCGCCGCACCGCCGGTTGAAACGTCAGCCGAATCGCCGCCAGTACCGGAGTTGAGCGATACGGATCCACCGGCTCCGCCGTTTACCCCGGAGGAGCCTGCGCCGCCCGTGCCTCCCGTAACAGCCACCGAACCGGCGGCACCGCCCCCAGCAGATTCATCAGCGGTACGGAAGGTGACACTGCTGATAGCCGTCCCATGCTCGTACGTGAGCGTAGTGAGACCCGTCAGGGTCATGAGGTCGGTACCGGCGCTGTTCTGGACGGCCAGCGCGGCAGCCGTCTGGGAGGCCGCCTGCCGGATTGCCAACGTCTTCTCGCCGGTCGTGTCGCCAAAGACGCCAAGCTTGCCAATGCTCGTGGCCGACCCGATGGATACGTCGTCCGTGGCCGTGGTAAGGCGGACCACCGTTCCGTCATCGGTCCATCCCGACGCCGTTCCGGTCGAGATCATGTCCACCGAGGAACCGTTTTCACGGGCACGGAACTTCCCGGTGGTACTGTTGTACCAGACGTCTCCGTTGGCGAGGCTAGAAGGGTCTCCGGCGAAGCTGCCAATCAGGATGGCCGGAGTCGTGGCGGTCGACGAGGTGGTCAGCTTGCCGCCGGAGTTGATCGTGACCGACGTGACGCTGTTCGTGCGCAAGAGGATGCTGCTGGCACCCCCGGCATCGATGGTGACGTCACCGGACGCTCTCTTGAGGCCACCAGCCAGTATGTTGTCCGGAATCGTCTGGCTGATTCCCTGAAGAACGCCGGAGACGAACGAAACAGCGCTCAGATCCGCCACGACTCAGCTCCTGTCTGCCCCTACTTCTTGATCACGTAACGGCCGTCGTCGGTCTTCAGCAGATTCACGCTGCCGCTGAGACCCAGATCCGCAAGAAGCTTGTCGGCGTCCTTGGCGTGGGCCGCCTCCTGAAGCTTCAGGCTCTCCTCTTGAACGGCGATTACCCGCTTTTGGAGGCTGAGATTTTCCTGCCGAAGCTTCGTGATCTGCTGGTTGAGGTTGATGATCTCAACCTTGGCGGATTCCAGCTCGCTCAAGACCCTCGGGGCTTCCTTGGTCTCGGCGGCTGCCTCCTTCCCACCCGGGATGTTGGTCAGCATCGCAGACTTCTCCGCCACCGCGTCCTTGTTCGCCATGGTTCACCCTCCTTCTCGTCTATGCCGTGGGAGGGTGACCCCGGCCATCCGGAGCCACCCTCCCATCAGTTCAGGTTACGGATTCACGTAGGGCGTGCGGGGCTGGAACTGGGCGAGGAACGTACCACCCGAAGAGGACGTGGTCTTGGCGATACCCACCACCAGAACCACGGATCCGGAAGCGGTGGGAGCCACGTTGGTGACCTCGCCGGTCGTGCCAGCGGCCAGGTACACAATGTCACCGGACGAGATCGTGATGCCCGTCGCGGCGTCCATAGTAACCACACCAGCGTAGTCCACCGTGACGTCCGCACCGCTAGTTGCCGCCGCTCGGGTGACGCCCACAGTGGCGTTGCAGGAGCTTAGCGCCGTCGCGTTCGCGTGCGCAACTTCGTTGGCCGCGGCGATCTTGTACACAACCCGGTTGGCCGACACGCCGACGCCTGTCTCGGCCACGTACGTCGTGCCTACCGACAGAGAGTCCAGATTGGTGACGAACAGGTTCGCCCACCGCTTAGAAGAGCTGCCGAGGTTAACAGCGTTGTCGGTGTTGGGCACCAAACTCGTGGTGAATTCGGCATTCACCGCGATATCGTCGCTCGCCGAATCGCCCAGCGTGAGGGCACCATTCACCGTCAGGTCGCCCGCTACGGTCGTCGTGCCGCCGGAGCTGCCCATGTTGATGGACGCCGCACCGCCGAGGTTCAGCGTGGTGGTTGTGGCGTTGAACAGGGCCACCGTAGCCTGAGAGCTGGTGACCGCGTTGAACCCGGTCGCGAAGGTGGAGGCGGCGGCACCTGCGTTGATCGTGGTGGCTGCGCCGCCGAGGTTCAACGTGGTGGCGTTGGTGTTGAACACGCTGGCGGTGCCGGTCGAAGACGTCACAATGGACGGGCTGGCCCCGTTCATGTTGAACGTCGTGGCGTTCGTGCCGGTGATCGTCGGGTTGCCGATGGTGAGGGTGCCGCTGGATCCGCCCAGAGCGACCGTCGTACCGGCCGTAACGAGGTTGGCCGTGGTCGCGGCCCCGCCGACGTTCAGCGTTGTGGCGGTCGTGTTGAACACCGACGCCGTGGCCGTGGTGGTCGTAATGTCGGCCGACGCGGTCCCATTGACCGCAAGGTCACCGGCCACCGTCACGGTGCCGCCGCTCGTGCCCATGGTAATGGCAGGAGAAGCCCCGCCGATGGCAAGCGACGTTGTCGCACCCGTATTGAAGAGCGTCGCAGTAGCGCTGGTCGTCGTCAGATCACCACCGTTGACCGCAAGGTCACCAGCCACGGTGGTATCACCGCCGACAGCAACCTGGAACTCAAGAGCCGACGCCGACGTCTCGATGCGGAAGGGGGCCGCCGTCTGAGAGGCCGCCTCGACCAGCAACAGGTTCCTGTCGCCGACCGTGTCGTTGGTGATGTTGACCTTGTTAGCACCCGGCGTGGCCGTGCCGATGCCGACGTTGTCCGAAGCCGTCGTCAGCCGCACCACAGTGCCGTCATCCGTCCAGCCGGAAGACGTGCCAGTAGCCAGATCCGCGAACGTGAGCGGGGTGGTCGAACCCGCAGCCACCTCCCAGAGACCGTCCGTGCCCGCCCGCATGACGGAGACGTTCACCTTGCGGATCGTACCGACCGCGCCGACACTGACCACGAACACGTTCTGCAGGAAGTCTTCGGTCGGAGAGGTGTTGATGGTCAAGACGTTGGACGCGTGGGTCAAGACCTCGTAGATGCCGTCGTTGGAGGGGTTCGTGGCTCCGCTGACCTGAATGATATCGCCGGGGCTGAACGTTGTCGCGCCGGTCGTTGCGACAGTGGAAGTAGTCGCGAATCCGCCCGCTGCAACCGTGTCATTGGTGGACGTGGGCAGGTAGTTCACCACCAGGCCGCCGGTCTGGGCAACCACCGTGTTGTACGCGTTGTTCAGGTACAGGTGGTTGTCGTCGATCAGCACCTGCTCGGAGTGGGTCGTGGTCGTCGTACCGTTTACTGTCAGGTTCTGGGAAATGGTCACGTTGCCGGTGATCGTCGTCGTGCCGTTCGTCACGCCCATGTTAATGGCCGTGGCTGCGCCGCCGATGTTCAGCGTCGTAGCCGTGGTGTTCGCAAGGTTGAACGTCGAAGCGCCCACGTCGAGGGATGCCAAAGACGAGCCCAGGGTGACTGCCGCAGCTCCCACCGTGACGGTCGTACCGGCCGCGCCCGTCCGGCTCAGCGACAAATCGGTCGCAGTGCCCGACTGGACGCCCGCCGCCAGCAGGTTGTCAGCCGTCGAGCTGACCCCGGCAAGCGAGCCACCCGTATTCAGGAAAATCGGCGTACGATTCGCCACGGTGCTTCCTCCTCTTTCCTACCTCAAGACCAACTGCACACTGTGCAGTCTACGGATTCACAATCGGATAGTCGATATTAACCGCAACCTTGACGTACTGCGGAGACGGGCCGCCGGGATTGTACGCCGAGCTGTCGGACACCCGCCCGATCCTGCAGTTGGCCTCACCAGAGGTCAACGTCTGGATATTGGTCCCCATGCCGGAGGACCCGACATACAAGATATCGCCGAACAGCAACGTAAGACCCAGCTCCATCTCGACATCCATGAGCCCGGAAAACTGGATGGGGCCTTGCGTCGAGATGGGGATGGCCGCCGCCGTGATGCCGACTACTCCGGCGTTTGTTTGGTTGGTATTGTCGGCCAGATCCACGATGCCGTCGCCGGTGTACCGGACGACCCGTCCGGTGTCGAGGTTGGATCCGGCTTCCTGCTGGAAGGTGACGGTGACAAGGGAGAATACGGACGGGTCGATCTGGAACGCCCTGATCCGAGTTCCCAAACTTCGCCTCCCTCCGGTTCAGCTAAGTATAGCCGTGGTGACGCGAAGGATCAAGCCAGAACCCACGTCCGGAGTTCACCAAGAAGAACCTCAAGGCGGCGCATCTCCGAGACAGTTCCACCCTTCACATGATGAAGCTTGATGTCCGGCCACTCGGCGGCAAAAGCCGCCAGATTGCCTTCGTCGTCGTCGAACACGTGGACCGGCCGGTATCCACGCGCCTTCATCTCCGAAACCTTGTACTCGGAGGTCTTGCGCTTTCGCTCGGACTCCTTGCGGACGATCACGTCCTTGACCGGGATTCCCAGCATCCCGGCGGCCTTGTTGACGGAGTTCATCATGGAGTCCAGCCGCCCGGTTACGATGACCGCCGGAAGACCCGTCTCCTTGGCCACCTCCCGGATCTTGGCGATGGCCCCGATGTTGGGCTTGTCGAGGTCCGTGTACTTCTCGGACTGGAAGATCTGGAAGAAGGCCGATTTCTGCTTCCCCGGCAGGGAGTCCACCGTGGCCGACGGGTCGGAACCCGGCTCCACGCCGATGTCCCGGAGGGCGGCGGCCACCCGATCCGTGGCATCGACAACCGTGTCGTCAAGATCAACGGCCAGAACGTCAGTCATGTCCGCATCGCCCTCGGCATCTGCCCGTATACCAACCCGTGCCGATACAGGTATACCTGAAGCTGGGAGGCGATCCTCTGGAGTTCCGGGGTCTGGATGGACTTAAAGACGTCCGTCACCCGGTTGATGAACGGCTCCTTCTTGAACTGCGGGTACTCCGGGCCTTCGAGGATGAGCACCTGCACGATGCCCTTCCATGCTTGCGCTGTCAGGACGTCCGGAGCATCCACCAATCCGCAGTCCCCACGTTTGATGAACGCGTCGAGCTGGACGAGGATGCCCTGAAGGGAGATGAAGGGAGCCTCGCAAGGATCCCCCATCAAGGTTCCGTTGATGATCGTCACAGCTTACAGCCGGGGATCAACTGGCGAAGGACCGGCAAGACGTCCATCACCTTCTGCTCCCATCTCCAATTCTCGTGGATGTGTTTGCTGGCGAGTATACCACGGCGGCGGACCTCTTCGGGCTCCAGGGCGGCCTTGGACATCAGCTGCACAAGCTTCTTGAAGTCCGGCCGTGCCTGCACCCCGACGTCGAACTGGGCAGGCTCGTATCCGTCGGTGTCCACCCAGTAGGTGATGTCATCCCCGCCGCCGTAATCCAGCGGGCCGGACCAGCGGGTCATGATGGCAGGGCGGCCGCAGGCCATGGCCTCCATGACGCACAGGCCGAAGCCTTCCCCACGGTGCGGGCCGACCACCACGTCTGCTTCCTTCATCAGCTCCTTGAGCTGTTCCGGCGGCGTGACACGGGTGTCGAACACGATGTCCTTCCGGTGCCGGTAGAAGTCCGAAAGCTTGGACAAGAAGCCAGAACCAGGGCTCCGGACCCACGCCCGGACGTTCGGAACCTTGAGTTCGCAGAACGCCTTCAAGAACAGGTCGTAACCTTTCCGTCGGTTCTCGTCTCCATACCACAGGTACGTGAACGGCCGGTTAGGCTCAGGCTCCACGTACGGGAACACTTTGTGGTCGAAGCCGTGTCCCCAGACGAACACCGGGGTTTTCAGGCCGGATTCGATCAAGGCCCGGTAACAGAACTGGGTGGGGACGAAGACGGCGTCGTACCTCTCAAGCCGGATTATGTCCGCGTCTTTGACCCGCGTCCCTTCGCACATGTAATAGGCCGCGATGAACGGAGCCTGAAATTTCATTTTGTCCCACACGCTCATCGGCATGGGGATCCGGTCCATCACGATCACGGCCGACGTCTTCAGATGCGCTTTCGAGAAGACCGGCAGCTGCACGGGCAGCTTTCCGGCCCCATCCCAAGCCCACGCACTGATTGGCACACCGGCTTGGGCCAGCCACCGGACGCTCTCCCGGCTGACGTGAGACAAGGAAGATCCATAGTTGAAATTACTATTTGCCCAGACCATCCGATCTACGCAAGATGTACCGCGGCGCTTGAGACGTGCCTGCTTCTGAGCTGCCTCGTACGTTATCGCGGGCCCGAAAGCCGCAGCGCTTACCGGTTTCACGACAGGCGCGGGCGCGACCGTGGCGGAGGCGACCGGTCCTCGAACCGCCTTATGCTTAGATTTCGTCAACCATGTCCCGATGATCTCCGACCACGGGGCCATTCCAAACCGGATCGACGCCTTCCACGCAACGTAGTTGAAGCTGAGCTGATCTCGGCGGCTTCCTTCCGCCACCATGTTCCACCACTCAAATGCCATTTTGCGTAGGTCTGGATTGCGATTGTCGCGGATCAGCATGCCAGTCGCCACCATCCCATTTTTCGCCGGGTATCCGGCAGCTCTGATGGACGCGATTTGCCGGTCGATGACGGCCGGGTCATCCTTCTTCTGTTCTTTGCAGGCATCGGCTTCGTCGTAGACGCACTCTCGGTCAGGGTGGGACATCACAGTCAGCAAGGTATCCTTATGAAACCGTTTGACCAGTTCCGACAGGTCGCACGCAATGCCAAGATGACCATCAACCCACACCGTCAGATCGTATTCCGGCATGAATTCCTGCGGCAGGATCTTCCTGCGACGCGCAGCTCGGACCGGATCTGCCTCCGTCGGAAAGCGACGAATTTCCCACACACGAGAGGTGAGGGTTGGGTCGTCGGTAAAGCACACGTAGTCCCAACCCGGCGTAACCACGGTAGGCTCTTTCAGCGTGTCGTACCCCCGCGTGATCACCGTGTAGACCGCCTGCCGGGCCATTTTAAGGTGCTTGTTCGCATCCGGCTTTCCACCCCTATACCAGTGGTAGACGTACACCCCGCTCATGAGCATCACGGGGAGGCCAAGCTCCGCAACCCGGCGGTGTATCTCGTTATCCACCCCCAGCATCCCCTTTTCAGGGAATCCGCCCGCCTGTTTCCACGTAGCCTTTCGGAGCATGAACAGTACGCCGCTCATCAGCTCGGTCGGGGAGTACTGGACAGGTACGCACGAGTCCCACGACCGCGCCGCGATTCGCGCCCCGAGTTCTCGATGGTATTCGATGTCGTTGGATTTCTTGTCAGCTTCGGCGACCGTCTGCCAGCGGCACCCGACACGATTCGTCATGCCCGCAAACAAGCCACTTTCCGGGTATCTGCCCAGGATGGCCTCTAGCTGCCTGCCGTAATACGTGGTCGTGAAACACGCATCTCCGTCCAAGAAGCAGGCCACGTCGCTGTCCGCCGGGAGCGCTTCCATGAAGCGATTGTAGTACTGCCCGATGTTCATCGAGCTGTCCCACGGGATGCTGTAGTAGATCAAGCGAGCTGCCCCACGTTCACCTTTGAATGGTAGCGTCGCGTGCTCTTGCCCACGTAGACGTCCCAGACAGCTCCGGTGTCGACGAACGAGCAGCGAGAGCCGTGCTTGGCTACCAGCCGGTGAATCAAAACCTTGGCAGCAGGCCCTGCGGAAATGAAAACGATGCCCCCGTCCACAACATTGGCGATGGCGGCGTCCGTCCGGGCCTCAATATCCGAAAGTACCTGCCAGCAGTCCGAATCCGGAATTACGACGTGCTCAAGAACTCCCAGCGCTGTTTTGATCGCGGAGAGATGCGCCGGGCCTACCAGCACCGGTTTCCGAGGCTTGGCAAGGCTGACGAACTCGCCCAAGCGCCCGGTCATGCTGGCGTAGTGCAGCGCGTCGGAGTTCGCCCACGACTTCTCATTTCTGTTGTGTCTGGTCAGCCACTCGCTCACCGCGTCGCCCATAACCCGAGCGGTCAGCGGCTGCAGGCCCAATACAGACGCCTGCCTGTCCAGAATCACGGTTTTCAACGCAGCAGCCATATTCGCGTCTGTCCCGTGTAGCCCGCAAGAAACCCGCTTATTCTTCGCGAAGCGACCTGACCATTCGCAGTCAAACGCCAGAAGAGCGCGCCACTCCCCGTCGCCGAACCTGTTGAACGAAAAAGGCGTCCCGACCGTCAGCAGCGCGATAAGCTTGGAATACGTAGTTTCCCAGCGCTCAATGGGGATCGCAGCCCGGGTCAGGACCCCAACTACGTCCGTAACAGCGGGTAAAGGCGGCTTGAAGGTCACCTCCGGCTTCGGCCCCATCGACGCATCATAACGGACGGATTCAAACGACGCACTCTTGGGAACGATGTGTTCGTCCGTCGTGGCAGCAATCGTAGTAACCGCACACCTTTTGATTATCCGCCAGCCGGGAACCGCCTCTATCACCGACGCGGCCCGGTCGACGGTGTAGGGCGACCGGTGTCCTGCCCACGTGGTCCATGAGTATCTGAGGCCCAGATCGTCAAGCTTTCTTATGGCATCGGCCTCAAAGGACGGCATGCGCAGCCAGACTCCGTGGGTCGAGCGCTCCACCATGCGTCGCAAGATCCGATCCGAATCGTCCAAGGACGGCAGATGCTCAAGAAAGTCCCACGCCAGGTAATACCCGGCACGCGGCCACTCGAACGCCGGGTCCATGACGTCAGCTTTCATGAACGTGTAGCCGCGACGAACGGCCTCCTCTCGGCACGATTCGTTCCGGTCCACCGCCACGCACTTTTCAGGGGAAAGATCAGCAAAGCCGCCAAAAGTTCCCTTGTGGCGCTTCCTGAAAACGTCTATAGCGCCGCACTTTTTCGACCCGAGATCGACGACTGTATAAGTCATCAAGCAATTCCAACGTGGCAAACAGAGGTAGACAGACCGCAATAGACTGTCAGCATACCAAAACCTCTGGGGTTCAAGAGGCTGCCAGGAACCCGAGCCTGCGCTCTTCGACGGTTGAACGCAGGCGACGATCCCGTGGGAGTCTTGTCCTCAAGATTTTTGACCCTCTCCTCGTTGCAGTGGTCGATAACGGCCTCTCCGCTCCACTTAATCTTAACCTCCTTAAAACCGGTAGCAACAGCTCGATTAACCAGATCGGGATCCTCCCAACCAAACCCACGAAACAGCTCGTCGTATCCGCGAAGGGACACGAAGTCTTCCTTGCGAAGAGCAATTTTACCGCACATACTTCGGATTCCAGTCTTGCTCGTCACGATAATTCTATCAGGAGCGCTGAAGATTTTTTTCAATTCGCTGGCATATCCCGGGCCGGTGAAGTTGTCGGCGTCGATGTTTACCACCACGCTACCGGCAGCAAGAAGATGCGCGGCGTTCTTGGCATGGCGCGGATCAAAGAACTTGGCTGTCCGCTCTCGGTAATATGACACGCGGTCGGCGTGGGGGCTAGACGCAAGGAAGTGGCGCATCCAAGCTTCGAGGCCATCTGTGGAGTTGTAGTCCAGTACTACGTATTCCAAATCTGGGCAATCGGCGTTATCCACCAAGTTCTTCGGCAGCGTTTCCTTCAGGTGATGGGCGCGGCCCATGCAGGTGGTGCAGAAGGAGATCTTCACAACAAGCTCCAGCCCATTCTTCCTGCCGCTCGTGAGAACGTGTGCCACATCTTTCCCTTCCCAGTCGGCGTCACCACAAGACGGGTGCTGTTCAGGAAGGATGCCCACCAGCAGAACGTCGAGTTGCTCTGGATTATGGCCGGGGCCTCGGTAAGGAGCGCGAAATCGTACGCTGGAGATTCGTGGTAGATCGGCACGTCCGGCCCAAGAACCTTGCGAGCATAAGCCGGGTCGTCGGTTACAGCTTGAAAAGCCACGCTGCTTCCAAGCCTGCTGCGGGCAAAATCAAATGCCCGTGCGTACCATTCCGGCCCTATGCCGACACCGCGAGGTAGAAAATCACCGCCGCGAACATTGACACAGCAAACCCCTTTGCGCTCTGCCCAAAATACCTTGGCCTTCTCCCGCGCTTCGGCGGACTGAGTGTACCAGCCCAAAATGCAGTCTCTACCTTCGTAGATGGTCTCAAAGGCAGCAGCATCTTGGAAATAGCCCACCCAAGCCCATTTGCCGGACTCAAGTAGCGCATCCACGTTGGCGGTGTCTTCCACCAAATACCACGGTGCCGTCTCCGGCGCTGACGTAGTTCCCATGGAAAGATCTGGGAACAGCGCCCGAAGATGACCGCGAAGATCCGAGAAGCTCCAAAGAAGCTGACGACGCTCCGCAAACAGCCGAAGAAACGCATATCGGAACATGTCGTTCCCGGCTCGCCCGTGCGTTCTAGCAGCTACTCGCACAACTACTCCAGCACGAGGTAAAATGCCCCGACGCCATTCCAAAAATTCTGCTGGTCTTTGTTTCCGTCTGAGGGAAGCTCTCGGAACCAAATGTCTTTGGGGCGGACGGCGTCGATGGCTTTCCACGTCCCGGCACGGACCCGCTCCCAATTCCAATCGTCCACTATGAAAACAACCTGCTTAGCCAGAAACTTCCGGTACTCGATAAGCGCCCGCGCTTGACTTTGTTCGGAGTGATCGCCGTCGTAGAGATATACCCCAATAGGCTTCGCGAACGGACGCTCCAATTTGCAAAGCTCGAAGCTGACCATATCGAAAAAGGTGAAGTCAGGAACGACGCCCTCGTACCTCTTCTTGTTGGCGAAGAACTTCGCCCTAGGATCGGCGTCGGTAAACTCGGAGAACTTGTCGCAGACGTAGGCGGTCGCACCAAGATTTCCCCTGAGTGCCGACAGTGCGCTGGCACCTTGCCAGCAACCGATCTCCAAATAAGCCTCATCGGCCGGTAGCTGGGCTACCAAGCGATTAAGCAGAACCTTGACCCTCGCCGAGATCATCCCCCGAAGATCAGGGGTTGGGTCAGGCGGGGCAGCCCGGAGAAGCTCTTCAGTCAGTACGGGGAGCACATTCTCCACGACTCAACCTCACAGCGTTCTAAGCTTCACCTTGGGCCAATCGTCTTTGGGGCCCCACTTCTTTTGGAAATGACTTGCCCCGTCGGATTCCCACCGATTCCAATCGACGTTGCCGCCTCGGCGCGTCCCGCTTTCCTCGTGGTACGCCCACGTAGATCCAATATAGCGGACGCGTTTTCCAAACCGATGCGCCTGCATGCACAGATCAGAGTCTTCCCACGCAAGGCCAAACGATTCGTCCAGGCCGCCAATCTTGGAGAGCAGCTCGTTGGACAGACCCATGAGCGCCCCGGTCACAGCGAAGATGTCCCGGTCCACCGCAACCGCGGGGTCGTCGGCGCATTTGCCAACGTGGCAGTGCCGAAAGTCGTGGTGCGCTCCGCCATGTTGGACACGGCCGTCAGGGTACAACAGCCGTACTCCGGCCACCCAGACGTTCGGGTCGGCGAACGCCCCCACAAGTTTGGAGCAGGCGTCCGTCTGGAAATACACGTCGTCGTTCAGCAGGATCCTGACTGCACATTGTGCAGTTGCCCGGATACCGATGTTGACCGTCTTGGCAAAGCCGGAGTTCGAGGTTTTTCCGATGAAGCAGGCCCCATAGTCCTTTGCAATCTGGGCGGTGCCGATCCAATCCGGACCGCCGTCCAGAACAACGACCAGCTCCCATTGCTTGGGATCAGGATGGCACTCACGGAACGTACGAAGGCAGCGGGCAAGCTTTACCCCGCCCCAGTACGTCGGGATGATCACCGGGACTGTGCCCGGCCAGTCAGTGCTCAAGCTGCTTCCTATTTGTGCTGGGCCGTGATCCGAACGTTGTAAACCGCCGCGACCGTACTACCCCCGCCTTGCACCTGAAGCGTGTGGGCTCCCGGAGCAACACCGGAGAAAACGTCCGTCCACGTACCGCCAGCGTTGGCCAAAAGCTGTCCAGACCCATCGTCGACGGCCGCCGAACCGCCGACTCGCAAGGTGGTTGTCCCGGCCGTCACGCCATCCAACATGAACCGGAGTTCTCCGGCCCCGTCGAAAGCAGTGGTGATGATGGCGTTGCCGGTGGCCAGCACGATTCCGGTCTCGGTCGTGTTGAAGTTCAAGACAGCTCCGGCGATGTTGGTGAAAGCCCCGGTAAATCCGGCCGCCGGGTTGATGAACATGGTGTCTACCTTGTAGACGTCCACCGTGCTGGCAAGGCTGGCAGGAGTCAGCACCTCGCCGCCGTTGTCCTCGCGGAACGAGTCGTCCACGATGACGTTGGGCCCCACCAGCGTCGTATGAGCCAGAACCACGTGCTCCGGCTGGACATCCGCCAGATCCACAACCTTGATCGCCACCGTGGTCACCCCGGTCAACGGGCTGGTCCCGGTGATGTCGTAGATGGTCTCAAGGACGATGGCGTTGGGGTAGTCCGCCGGGGCGAGCCCGGAGAAGTCCAGAACGATGTCGCCCTCGTGGCGCACCGTGAGCTGGAACTGGTTGGCTACCAAGGCCTCGTCCAGCGTCTCGCAAACCGCCACGGAGTCCATGGTGGTCAAATCAGCGGCAATCGTGACGGTCGTGCCGACGGCCGACACATCGTATCCACGATAGACGCCGGTCGGGATGACCCCCACTGTCCGCCGGTTGAGGCCGTTGGAGACGTACGGCTCCATGAACCGGATCTTGGCATCCGATGCAGGAAGCGGATTGGTCAGGAAAGTGGCCATCAGTCCCTCGTCTACGGCTCGAAGCTCAGTTCCATGCCGCGCTTTTCAAGGTTGCCGTCACGATCCACCACGTGGACCATGAGCATGAGCGGGGTGCTCATCGGACCAACATCCACCGTTGCCGTACCATTCACCGTGCTGACGGTGACGGCGGACAGCGGAACAGAAGCCGTCGGAACAACGGAAAGACTAACAGGAGCGCCGCAGGGCACCCCGGACTCCTTGACCTTGCGGATGACCAGACGATGCTTGGCCACACCATCGGCCTTTACCGCCCGGCAGCCCATCAGGCCACGGGGCGATTCACAGTCCAGCACGATCTTGCCACAATCCAACGACTGGGCCACGGCCTTGGCCGTCTCCTCGTTCTGGTTGTCCGGCAGCTGGATCGTGGTCACCCCGGCCTTGTTCGGGTTGGCCACGCCGAGCGCCTGAACCCCACGATCACGAAGAAGCTTCATGAAGCGCAGGGGATCCGCAATGTTCCTGTTGAGCGTGATCGTCTTCATTCTGAATTCCTACACAAAGCTGACCGTTACCACTGCCGGTCGCATGACTTTTGCAACGTCCTGTATCCTCAGCGTAACAGACCCCGGAAGCGTAGACGGACCCACTTTAATATCGGCCTTCCCGTCCTTCAGCACGACCGGCATCGGCCAAATCCCGATCAACTGGGACGGAAGCACCTGCAACTGCTCGTCGCCATGCACGGGCTGCCCTGCTTGATTCTTCTTCTGAATCAGGACGGAAACCTTGGAAACGCCGTCCGGCGGCACGACGGACGCAGCCGCTGCCACCAGTACGGGCGGGTCCTGGTAGCTGAGAACCGTGGGCGTTGGATCCTTGGTCTCCGAATCCTGCAGGTAGACGATGACGAAGGGCGTATTCCCCTGCTGCGATGTCACGCCAATAACCGCGAATTGGGCGCTGGTCAAAACCGTCTGCAAGCTGACCGGGTCAAAAACCAGCTTGCCGTTGACTTGGACCTGTTTCATAACACCCTACGTATGGAGAATGGAAAAATTAAAAGGATTACTCGGGCTGGCGAAAACGGAAGCTCCGAACACATCGGTTCTGGCAAAAATCACTTCTGCGGTATGCGGCCCGGAAGGGAGCGACGCCACGAAGGTCATACCGGCAGTACCGTACTCAAACACGGCTACGCCGCCAGTAAACGTGTGTATCAGGGTGCCGTGAAGGAGCAGATCCGTGACACCGTCAATTCTGATTCCCAGGGCCGTGTTGACGATAACTACAGGAGCAAGGGTACAGCTCACCCAAAAAATAGCAGGTCCTGTGGCGGTCTGGGTAAAAGATATGGACGTTCCAGGAATCGGCACATATACGCCGGAACCAGTAGAAGCAGTGCCGTCCGTCTTACGAAGCGTCTCGATAGTGCCAGAAAATCCGAGTGAGCTGATCTGATTTGGAACCACCACCGGACCGCCCGTGCGGTCTGCCGTGGACACGTCAACGATAGGAGGCGGTCCGGTCACCGTGGCCAGCACCACGTGGTACGGCATCACGTCGCCGGGATCCACAACCTTGACCCGTACCTCGGTCAGGCCCTCGACCGGGGCCGTGCCAGTCAGATCGTACCGAGCCTCCAGCACGATGGTGTTGGGGTAGCTGGACACTCCGGTGTAGTCGATGACGATGGGCCCCTCGTGCCGGATGGTGACGTTGTAATGGTTCTCGACCAAGGATGCGTTGATCGTCCGGCAGACCGCGACCGAGTCCAGCGTGCCGGGATCCGGCTGGATGGTCACCGTGAACCCGAGCGCCGTGGCATTGAATCCACGATAGATCCCGGTCGGGATGATGGCCGTCGACTTCCGGTTGACGGACTGGCTCACGAACGGCGTATGAAACGCCATCTGGGAGTCCGTCGCGGGAAGGACCGCCGTCGCAAGCGTCGCCACTATCTGCCTCCGTTAGGTCCGTAGGTGGGTGCGCGGGCAATCTCGCCCTGCCGCTCAATATACCTGTTCCACGCTGCGGCAAACTTCATTCTGTCGACGTACCGGATGTCGGCAGGCTCTCGCGGATCGGACTGGACCGTCTCGTGAAACTCCAAATCCACCGTGGCAAAACGCGGAACACCGTCGGGGAACCACGACTGGACCTGCACGTCGCAGCGGGTCATGAAGCAGTTCATGATGTCGACCGGCCCTTCCGTGTCGTACCCGCCGATTGCAGTGTTGTCCAACTGAAGCTGGATCACCTCCGGCGGGAAGGCTTTCAGGTCGCTGCCGCCGTAACTGGGGTACAGGAACCGGCGAAGCGCCCAAACGGCCGCATTGATGTCCACGTTGTACTTGTCCTTGGCCACCGGAGGCGTAACGTTCTGCCCACGGGTATTCAAGGTGGTGAATTGCTGCGTAGGGTTCAGATCGCGGGAGAACACGGCCGTAAACGAAAGAATACGTTCGCCGCCACGGACCCACTGGTAGAGCGGATGGGATCCTCCCGGAACAGCTTTGGTGGAGTACTCCACGGTCTTGGAGTCCGAAAGGCTCTCAGGCCAGAACTGGAACAGGAAGACCTGACGGGACGTGCTGTTCCCGGGGCCGCTCTGCGGTCCGCTGACCGGCTTCTGAGGGCTGGCCGAAATGATCTTCGCCTGCCCAAGGCTTCTGGACGGACTGTAGAAACCGGCCATTAGTAGGCGATCCTCGAAATCTTGAGGATCTGGATGAGGGGCGTCTTGGTCTCCTCGGGGAACGTCCCGTACATGAAGAGCGGACTGGACGAGTAGGCCACCACGATGGGGTTTCCCGGCACCGGGGCTGCGGAGAAGGCCACCGTCACAGCCCCGGTCTGGTAATCGATGGTTCCGCCAACACCCGCCGTTCCCGGAACCAGGGCACCCAAGCCGTCATCCACGGCGGTTTGGGGGACCGGAAGCGACGCCGAAACCGAGAACGACCCGGGAGTCACGGGAAGCGCGGGGAGCGTGAACGAGAACGACGACAGAATTCCGTCCCCCTGAGCCGCTTCCGTGCTGGGCACGGAATTGTTGAGGTAAAGCCCGATCTCGAAGAACTTTGGGGCTCCTCCGATCCCGTTGTCGTTGGCCTCCGCGAAGTCCACAAGGGCGTCCGTTCGAGCCACGACCACCGACTCCAGCGTAAAGTCGTCTGGCATCAGCGCCTTCTGGAAGACATATGGGGTGTGCCCGATCTGCGCAGTGATGACCGGGATCAGGGCAGGATCATCCGAATCCAAAACCGTCTGGACGTTGGTCGGCTCCTTGGGAAAGTACGTAGACCCCGACAGCACGTAGCCGCCCTCCCCGATCCGGAAATGGGACAGGCCGGTCGTGGTGATCTGCCCCATCTGGATCTGGGCCAGAGCGGTCGCGCCGCGCTGGGTCAGTACCGCCCGCACTTCGTTCGTAGGCATCTCGTCCCCTATTCCAGGTCAACCGTCAGGCCAGTGTCCGTCGGCTCGATATCGGCCGCGCTGATATCGAACAGGTGCTCTTCCTCGACCACCATGTTGCACGTCTTGACGTTCTGCAGGCTCACGCTGGGCGACGCGTTGATCGTCGGGAACTGGACGATATAGACCAGTTCCTCGAACGTCACGTGGATCGGCTTGACCTTCTTCTGCAGCCGTTCCACCAGCGTCGACAGCGGGGTCACCCATCCCATGGGCGGCCCGAGCACGATTGTACCCTTCAGACTGTGACTGCGACACCTCGGGTTGGGATCCAAGGCGTTGTTCATCTTGAAGCCGTCGATGATTTGTACCTGGTACTCATCTCCGGCCACGGAAGCATCCGTCAGGGTGATCGTGTCTACACCGTCGAACTGAAAGCCACCTTCGGGAGCGTCCCCCTGCAGGAGCGGCAACCCGTTCTTGAAGACGTGCAGGTACCGGACGTTGTCGTTGATGATGGTCAGGCTCGTGGTCCCGGCCACCGGCCTGTACGTCTCCCTCCGGTCCCAGAGGCCGAACTCGTCCTCCCACGAGATGTCCGTCTGCACGGTCCACGTGTAGTTGACCGTGATCCGCTCCCCGGCCACCGTGGGACCGGAGAACGTGAAGATGAACGCGCCCGTCTCGTAGTCGATGGTCCGGTCGAACCCAAGGTTGACGTTTCCGGTCAGGTTTCCGGCCCCATCGTCGGTGACCGTCATCCCGGACGTCTCGGTGGTGATGACCACGGAAGAGGGCAGGATTCCCTGCTTCCGAAGGTTGCCCATGAACGGTCCGGCAAAGCCGTCGCCGGTGGTCAGCGGCTCGTTCACCTCGTAACCGTAGAAGTCGGCAGGAACCGCGTCGAAGTCGGGGATGAAGAACGGCGGATCCGTGGTCAGGACCCCGGATTCACAGGAGGTCTCGTTCAGCCGCTCGATGGTGATCAGGTACCCTTCGGTGGCGGCCAGAACCTTATAGCCCTTGTCGGTGCCCTTCAGGAGGAGCTGCTGGACGATGTGGATAACCGCCGACCGGCGGAACAGGTCCGGCTTGAAGTCGTCCGGCTTTACGAAGAAATTCGCACCCAGAAGGTTGAGCATCCCCAGATCGCATTCCCGGGGATCCGACTGCTTGGGGATTCTGTCGGCGTACCGACGCAGCTCGTTGAACGGCGGCTTGTACCCGTTGACCGTCTTCCGGAGGAAGTTGTTCTGGTCGGACTTGTCCAGCTCACGGTAGATGAGCGGGATGGTCTTCCAAAGCTCCTCCTCCGCCCAGTCGGCGATACCGAACTGACCGGTCGAAAAGGCGACGGTTCCGAAGCCAATCGCGGGCACTTGTCCTCCTACACCACGATGAAGGCCCCGAGGATCGGGATGTCAAAGGCGCTGGAGGCGTTGTTCGCATCCCGCGCCCTGATCTGGTAGTTGTACGTCCCCAGAGGGAAGCCGCTCGTGTCGATGGACACAGTGGCCACCTCACCGGGAATGACGTGATCGCCCTGCCACTGCGGAATCCCGGTCCAGACCGGCGGGGAGATGACCACCTCCGCCTGCAGCTGGACGCCGCTGATGCAGTCCCCGGTGTAGTCCGGATCGGAAACGATGGCCCGAACGTCCACCACGGTCCCGGCCACCACCGGCGAACCGATGAGGAGAGGAACACCGGACACGAACTGCCCGACGTAGGTGGGGGTGAGCGGCGGATGGTTGGGCTGCCGCGTCGGAAGAGGTCCAAGTCCGAAATAGTTCGGAATGAACGACAGAAGGTCCGGACACTTGACCACGGCCTTGACCACGAAGATCTCGCCCGCCACGGACGGCGGGTTGAACGTCACGAGGTCCTTCTGGAAGGTCCACGTGTAGTCCTCGACGATCTTCTGCTCCATGCCGTTGCGGAAGACGTTGATCTCGGCGTACTCGGTGGGCCCCTCGACGGACCCCGGATCGGCCAGGTACTCCGTCTCCTGCAGGTGGACGCCGGTCAGCTTGAGGTGCGTAATCCCCGGCACCGTCGTGACAAAGATCTCCTCAAGGTGCTTGTGGACGCAGACGCACCAGTTGTCGATGCCAGTGGGAAGACCGCCCGCATCGATGATCCACGCCCTGATACGGTCAATCTCCGTGCGGGCCGCGATGTCTACTGCGCTACTTCCACCGACCTCGCCCTGCGTACCGGAGAGCGGAGGGGTGTGGACGAGGAACTTGCCGCTGTGCTCGTGCAGCTGCAGGCGCTTGCGCAAGCTGATGTCGACGGACGTAGGGGCTCCGAAGGAGTACGCTCCGCCGGTCTCGGCGACCTGAAAGTCCAGAACCCAACGAGGCATGCGGATGCCGGAGTAGGCCCCGGTAGCCGCCACAAACGGAGCACTGACCGTCAGGGTGCCGCTGGTGGGAGTACCCACAACGTTGGCGAGCACCGTGACCGTCTGGATCAGGGCGGGCCCGGAGTAGATCTGTAGGGTATCCCCGGCAGCGATAGCCGCCGAGGAGCCGATGTACGGGATGGTGGCCACGGCGTTGGTGCAGGACAGGGCATAGCCCGGCTGGGAGGCCGTAAACGACAAAACCCCGCAAACGTGAGTGGAAGACCCGCCGTCGATGGCCTTGTCCGTCCCCGCCTCGAAGATGTTGTGCCGCTCCGGAGCATCCGGGCCAATCACGATGCCGGTGACGCCCAAGGCTGCAGACTGGGTCTCCGCCGCCAGCTCGGCATCCAACCTTACACTGCCACCGCTGACCGTCTTGGCGTAGATGCCGAAAGTGTCCTCGACCCGCTTGTTGAGCAGGGCGTACAGCTGCGATGCCGGATCCAGCTTAGGATCGGTAAACGTACCGTCCTTGATATCGTGCTGGCCCAGAATGAACGTGTTTCTAGGCATTCCCCACCTCTCCTACGGGGTCAGCTTCAGGTAGTCCACCACCAGAATCTGACCAATCGCCGGTGGCGTCGTGAACTGCATGGAGTCCGCGCCGGTCTCCACCCAGTCCACGCCGCGCTGCATCCGCAGCCCATCCAGATATACCTCGATTTTGTTGCCGATGTAATCGAAAGCCGTCGTGAAGTTGGTGTTGACGCCGTCAATGACCCCGGTCGGAACCTCGTTGTAGACGAACTGGTTGGCGAAGGACGGACCGGCCTCGTCCTTGATGTAGTCGACGACGATGACCATACCGGTCGACGGAGCGGTCGTGAACTGGTACGTGGTCGGGTTGATCTCGATCCAGTCGGTCCCCTTCTGCATCCTCATGCCGTCGAGGTAGACCCGCAGCGTTCCGGTCTCGTAGGCCTCGGCGGTCGTGAAGTTGACGTTGGCCCCGTCCGGAACCTCGGTCGGGGTCTCATTGTAGACCATCAAGTCGGCCAAGGCGCTAGAGCCGCAGCACCCGTCCTCAAGACAGGTGGACGGGGATCCGTCGGTAATGACGCAACCGGTACGCCAGTAGAACGAATTACCGCGCCGGAAACCCAAGACGATCTTGTCCTGCAACTTCTGAGGGTCGGAGTTCAGCAGGATATTGGTGACCGTCGGGGATACCGTGCGGGTCGTGGCCGGGTTCACCTCCAGAGACCGACGGTCGACCTCCGCCCAGAGGATCTGGCCCGGGAAGATGGTCACCGTCGTCGGCATGAGCTGCCACGTGATGCCGACCGAGAACGTCTGGAGGTATATGGGCATCGTCCACGTCAGGGTGTTGGCGACACCGTCCAGCGTCAGGACGCCTCCTCCGCTGACGAAGAGGTTTCGATCCTCCGTCACTGCCCAGTTCGTTCCGTCAACCCCGAGAAAGAACGAGGTGATCTCGTCGAACCACGGATCGGTTAGGAAGTCGGGGAACGGGTACCTCAGACGGGGCGTAAGTCTGATCGCCACTCTACCTCTCCATCAGCTTGTTGGTGGCATCCCAGTCCAGGAGCACCTTGTCGGAAGCCGGACACTTCTGGGACGCGGACGTCCGGAACGTCTCAAGCATGTCGCCCACGGCGGACGATAGTGCAATGCGCTCGACCGTCGAAAGGCAGCCCATCTGGGCCATTTTGTCGGCCGCGACGGTGAAAGCCTCGTGGACATGAGGCTGCAAGAACTCGCCGATGGTCGGATCCATCCGTCCCATGGTGGCGGCGTCCCGCAGCTCAGCCAGAAGCTTTCGGGTCTCGCTCATGCCGTAATCCCGGACTGGAGGTTGAGTTCCCAGTCGATCCGGATCGTCCCGTCGCGCTTCACCAGCAGGCGGGTGGGGTAGATGGTAAAGGCCCCGACCAGAACCACTTGAGCCCCGGCCTTGGACCGCACCGTCACCACGTTCTGAGCCGACGCCACGGGAACCGTTCCGTAGGTGGCGCTGGTGAAGGACGTAGGCAGAATCCCGATGGCCAGACCGCCAGGCTGGTTGGTGATCTCACCGCCAGCATCCCAGAGCAGCGAGCCGTCCTCGACCGCGCCAGTCAGCTCGGTCTGGACGTTGATGGGTGCAGTAGTGGGAAAGCCGGACGATGCAATGGGGTACGCCCAGCTCAACTGCGGAATGGACACCATTCTGTTCCTCCTCCCTAAATCAGGGACACCGTCACGGTGCCCAAGGTTACGACTTCATCTTCATCGATCAGAACGTCTCCGGTGGCCGGGTCCACCTTCGTCGGAGCTGTCGGCACGGTGAAGTTCACATGGCTGTACTTTACACCCTCGACGGCCTCCACGATGGCATAGACGTCGCTGATCCGGATCGACTCTCCGTACTTCCTGTTCAACAAGTGGTCCTCAACGCCAAGCTTGACGTTGTTGGACACGACCACGCTATCGTACCCATCGATGACCTTGATCGCCACTGCGGCGTTGACCGAGAACAGGTTGCGGGAGCCGTCGAAGACCAGAATCTGGACCGTGGACTCCTTCATGGTCTCCAGCTCGGCTTTGAGGGCCTGCGCCAGCCCGACCGTGGGAGCGATGTACCTTCCAGAGGAGTCCGCCGCCAGAATCTGCACCTCCACAAGGTTGGCCTTGCAGGCCGCCGAGTAGATCTCGTCGAACTGCTGGGGAAGGGTTCCCCACGTGGCCGGAGGCGTCAAAGTGTCGAACTTGATGATGTTCTGCACAGCGGTGTTGTCTCCGCCGCCGGACAGGGCCGTCAGGGAGGCAAGCACGCCCGCCAATCCGGCTCCCGTCCCCTCGGCAACCACGTTGACAAGGGCGTTGGCGGCCACGCTGGCCTGAACAGCTGTGACCACGTCGTTGGCCGTCGACGTCACAACGCCCAAGCCGTTCGTAGCCAGCTGGATCGTGATGTCCTGACCGACCACCGAAACAACCAGCGGCAGGCTCACGCCGTTGTTCTGCTGGGCCACCTGAATGGTATTCCCGGCTGCGCCGACGGGCTTGGCCGTGTAGGTCACGTTTCCATTGGCAGACGTGGAGTGGGCCACCAGCTGGGCCTGCACATAACCACAGAGGGTGTTGAGGTTCTCAAGGTCCTGCACGAAATAGTTGTCGTCCAAGAAGCTGCGGACGATGTTCGCACCACCGATGGCTACCCGCCCGAAGATCGGATCCACGAACGCGTTGACGACCGCGTCGTAGTCCTCCTTTGTCACGAGGCGCTTGGCAGTGGAGAACACCTGCGGAGCGAGCACCCGCGCCTCGGACAAGGCCATGGCCTCGCCACCAGCGGTGGATGCCAACGGGTTGTTGATGACGAGCGGAATCTCGTCCACGCCGACAACCAGCGGAGCACGAGGCTGTGTGATCTCTCCGGCCAATACCTTGCCAGCAGTGCCCTTGGTGGTGACGTAGCTCACCCGGATGTCCGCCCCGTTAGGCGGAATGTTTCCGGCAAAGCCGTCTCCGAAACGGATCTGGGGCGGCTCCCGGTTGAGTTCCACCTCGTACTGGTTGGTCTGGTCGAACGTCAAGAAGTCCTGCGGTTCCCAGATGACGTTGTCGATGGACACCACCGAGGTGCCCTCGGCAATGAACTCACCGGACAGGATGTTGCGGAGCTGGAAGATCTGGTTGGCGGTGCCGTCGGATACGAAGAACTCCTCGCGGGTCTCACCCTGAATCACCGTGACGACTTTGGGGCCGACCTCGCCAGCCGTGAAGATCAGGTCCGCCGTCTGCTGGTAGATCAGCCCACTGGAAGACTGGTACTCGAAACCCTTTGGGATCTCCACGTTGAAAGCCTGCGGAGCCGCGAAACTCACCTCAAGGTCAACGGACGGAGCCACAGCTCCTGTCATGCGGAACCCGATCTGGCGGCACAACCTTGCGACGCTGTTCCTCAGAACGGCCGTTTCGAGGAAGTTCTCGCCCACCTGCCGGTCGATGTACCAGCTGGCCTGCGACAGGGCGTACGCCACCGTCTCGACCAGCATCACCCCCAGCTCCGACGCGAAGAAGTTGTTGAAGGTGGTAGGATCGAACTGCAGCTGCATGTACTGCGTGATCTCCTGCACGTAGGTGTCGAAGTCCTTGCCGAGAAACTTCGACCTCGTGAGGTTCTTGGCTGCAGGAGGAATGATAACGGCCATCTCTAGCCCGCTCCGATCAAGACCGGACCGGTCTCCGTTTCCTTGCCCAACGCGACGAACGTGACGTTCACGGTGACCTGGGTCGGGTTGTTGGTCTCCTGGAACACCTCAACCTTGACCACCTCAACCCGGGGCTCCCACCGGGCGATGGCCATGACCACTTCCTTCTGGATCTCCTTCACCAGCGCCTGATCGATGCTCTCGAACAGCTTCCGGCGAAGGCGCGTTCCGAAGTCAGGCCGCATCACCCGCTCACCCTGTTCGGTAAGCAGGATCTGCTTGATGGAATCGGAAAGGAGCTGGGGCGGAATGGCACTGACGGGAACGGCAGACCCCGACTTCTGGAAGGGGAACTTGTAGCCCTTGAACTTGGCCACCCGCCTCTCTCCTAGCCAATCACAGCAGAGTAGATCTTATCAAAATTCACGTAGAAATCCTTGTGTTCCGTGACGTACGCCAGCACCTTCTGGGTCACCGCCTCGAAGCGCCCAAAGCCGTGAGGAGTGTTCAGGAGCGAATCGAGGATCTGGAACCGCATCTCGTACTCGGCGTTCCTCTGGGTGTCGTTCACCGTCACCCGCGCCGCCACCTCACCCTGCCGGACGCCGATTGCCGCGATCCGGGCCGTCTTCTGGACCCCCGTCATCGTCAGCAGGTTCAAGGTCTGGTGGAAGGCCACGGCGGCCTGAGCAGCTGCGACCTGCGCCTGTTCGGTCCCCACGGGAAGGTTCCACGGAGCCGCAGCCACGATGGCCAATCCAGCCGCCTGCTTGGCCAGACCCGTTGCTTCCTCCGTCAGTGCCGCCTGCCACGCCGTGTTGTCGGCAGGCGTGGGAACAGCAATGGACAGGTACGGAAGCTCATCCGCCAGACCGTCCGTCTCATTGTCAGCACCTGCAAGAGTACCGCCAAACAGATTCGTCTTGCGGAGAGGCCCCGTGTACTCCACCGGGTCGGTCGCGGGGTCAGGTTTAGGTGGGGGAGGCGTGAATAGGACCCCGGTACCCGTCTTGCCGTCGTCGATATCCGTAGGAGTAATAGGAACTACCACCCGACCGTTGAGCCCTTCCGCCTCCTGCTCCAAACCCCCGATGTACTGCCCAAGGGCGAAGAACAGGTTCTCCACGGCATCGGACGTGGCTTGCTGTTCGGCAAGCTGCGCCTGAAGCTTAGGAATGGCGGCCAAAGTCGACTGTGCCCCGGTTACCTCTTTAGGTAGAACCTTGGTGATCAGCAGGTCATAGTCGGACGGATTGAGGGCGTATTTGACCTTGTCCGCCGTCCACGTACTGCTCGGATCAATCGGAGGAATCGACATGGTCTATTGCCCAAAAATGTTGAAGGACGTGTACAAGCCGTTCGGCGAAGGAGGTCCAGTCGCTCCGCCTTGCGGATCGGGGTGGGTGTGCTGCAGGTAGTCGTTGATGAACTGGGTGCCCAAAACGAACGCCTGTGCAGCAAACGGCGAGAATAGCATGATCTGCCCCGCCGCGTTAATCTGGATCAGTGGCGGAGCCCCCTCCTGCTTGGCAATCGTGATCGTCTGATCCGTGTCGTTCAGCTTTACGATTGCGCCCGCCGCAGTCTCAAGCTTGACGCCCAAGCTTCCCGAGGAGTCGTCCAAGACCACCTTGTGCCCTTGCTGAGTCTCGATCTGGATTCCCGGCGTGGACGACCCTTCGTCGAACAGGATCTTGTGTCCACTCTTGGTCTCTATGCCCCGCACAGTGGGCGGGTTCTTCTGGAACGACGACGGCAGGTTTCCCGGCATCCACCAACCGCCCAAGTACATGGGCAGACGGGGATTACCATTCTCGAACATGACGTAAACCTGATCGTCGGGCTCCGGCGGGAAGAACACGGCCGCGCCCTTGGATCCGAACGGAGTGATGGGGTACGCCCACTCGGCCAGCGCATTGGTACGACCAAGAGCCTCTACAACAACTCTGATCCGCCCCTGATTCTTGGGATCGGCATTGTCGGAGCACTTGGCTCTGTAGACGGAGTAGTACCGGCCAAAGGCCTCAAGCCCGAACTTGACGAAGGTGTCCCAGAACGACGCGAAGGTGCTCATGCGTACGCATCCGTGACCAAAACGGCGTCCATAGGAAGATTGCTACGAGTGGACGTGTTGGGGGCGGTGCTGGTCTTAGCGTTGACCGGCCCGTTGACCGGCACGCCCTCACCCGGAGTGGAGTTTCGCATGAGCGTCAGCTGGGTCTCAAACCCTTCAGGGCCCAGCGTGTGGATCATCCTCTTCACGAGGAAGTTGCCGTTTAGCTTCTCCACCACCGTTCCCACGGTCTCGAAGCCTTTCAGCAGCACGAGGTCACCCGGCCGCAGCGTAGGCACACCGATAGTGGTGATCTCCGCCGTCCAGTTGCCGAAGAACTGGCCCTCCTGAGCGAAGTTCGTGGCGATGGTCTGACTGTTGGGTGCAGCCGTGGCGGCCTGCGCCACCTGCATGGCCTCCTCCAGTCCTTTCAGCGGGCCGAAGGGCAGCATACGCTGACTGCCGCAGGTGATCTGCGGAAGATTACCAAGCTTAGGGCTGGCCAGCGTGGTCTGACCGAGGGCCGGGAACGTGCCTTTCTTGGTACTGGTGTCCTTGCCAGCCACCGACTGGGTGCTGTTTCCGGCGGGCGTGAAGGAATCGCGACCAACACCGGCGATGGTGGCGACACCGGCAGCGGCCATGGGGAAAAAGGCCAAATTGGTATCGGAGTTGAAGTTCAAGATCGGAAGCTCATCATTGGAGGTGAGGTTCCCGGTGGCTGCGTTCAGTTTCGGCTGGTGGTACCAGCGGAAGATGGCCCGAGGCGACCCCGCCAGCCTCTGGGCTTCCGACTGGATGACCAGCCGGTCGCCTTCCACGAGGAAGGTCAGATTCCCCGGGATGGAGGACAGGATCTCCTGCAGAAAGGCCCAGTCGGACACCTGCGTCTGCTCGAAGTCCCGGGCGGAATCCCACTCCACCTTTCCCGGCGCGACCGTAGGACTGGTGGTGCGCTCGGAGAACGCCGAGATAGGCTGCCCAGGAGCGATGACGAAGTTTGGCTCGACCATCTGGAGTCCGGCCCGCTGAGCGATCTCCGATACGATCTGCTTGGGAGACCGGGCTTTGTACAAGATGCTGCGCTGGGCACGCTGGGACATGGCCATGCCGGTCCCCAGACCATGCAGCGTAAACGTGATGGCGTCCCCGAACCTGACCTCCGGTTTGAGAAGGAAGAACAGTTCGTAGTCCTTGCCGCGACCGGGGAAGAACTCGAAGGGTGAGTTGACGTACCCGAACTTGACGGCCAGCGCGTTGCCGAACGCAAACACGTTGGAGTTCAGCATGGCCAGCGCCAGATCGTTGGACGGCGGCTCGATGTCGATCTGAACCTTGGGGATCTGGCTGAACCCGATCTCCATCTGGAACCGGGTCATCATGGACCGAAAGAATCCCAGAGGAAGCTCCGTCTGATCCCCACCCACGTTGCCGCCCTGAAGGGTGATCTCGGAGGATCCGGGAGTGGTGCCCAGCTGCGTACGAAGGCCCACAGTCACGACATCCGGGTCTTCCGGATTCCTGACAGGCTGGCCGGTCGGCGACACGGAGTAACGTCCGGGATTTAGCTCCACCCCCTGCTGGAGACAGATCTTCATGTCGACATCGGCCCCGAAGAAGTCGAAGCCCATCTAGCTGGTCCTCGGGATGAGCATCTTCTCTTTGACGAAGGCAGGGCTGGGGATCCGCAACACCATGCCGTTCTTCATCTCGTTGGGCACGAGCCGCAGATCGTTCACGAGGGCGATGACCCACCACAGCTGCGGGTCTCCGTAGACCTCCTGCGCCATGTTGTCGATCCGGTCGAAGTCCCGGACCGTGTGCTCGATGTCGTCCTCGCGAGGCTTGAGCAGCTCGTCAGGTCCGATGGTCGGCTCGAAGTAGTCCCAGAACTGGATCTCGTCCTTCTGGCGCAGAAGGTCGCGCAGAAGCCAGCTGTAGCGGTTGATCGATGTAGCCATTACTTGTTAGCCGGAACCGGCCCTCCAGTCGAGTCGATTGTCTTGTAAGACTCCTCGAACTTGAGCGCACCCCGGAGATCGGTCTTTCCGGTAATACCAAGATGGACCCTGACGTCCTGTGCCTTGGCTCTGTACCCGCTCGACTTCATGAAGGACACAGCTCTGGCAAAATCCTCGTCAGAGAGCGACTCCATAAGTTGGTTGTACGACTTCCTCTCAACCGCCTGCTCAGCCTCGTACTTGGCCTCAGCCTCAGCAGAGGCCTTCTTCCTCTCCAATTCCTTCGCAGCTCTGGCACTGCGCTGCTCCATCATGATCGTGTCGAGTTCCTTGGCGGCCATCTGTTCCGAGGATTCGATCTTTCCAAAAGAGACGTAGTGCATCACGTCCCTGAAGTTGTCCGCGATACGCCTGAAATGTCCAACAAGACCGGAGAAGATATCAGCTGCGTACTTCAGGTCAGCGCCTACCGGACCCAGGGCTCCGCTGAGCTTCTCCGCCACCCACGACCCCAGCTTCTCGATGGCAGGAACAAGGTACGTATCCACCGCCGTCTTGAATCCTTCGGCAAGAGGGGCATCCATCTTGGCGAAGTACTCGCCCAGCTTCTTCTGTCCTTCTGCACCTTTCTCAAGAAGGAAACCAAACGCGCTCTCGACCTGCGTCATGAACGCAGGCATGTTGGCAGCGGCGCTCTCCACGAAGTTGTTGGCCATGGCGTTCAACTTCGCATCGATGTTGTCCGCACTATCCAGCATCCTCTTGGTGGATTTCTCGAACACGGCCACCGGATCCTCGGACGGAGTCCCGAACATCTTCTCGTAGTTCTTTTTGGCTTCGTCAGACATGCCCTTCATGATGGTGTCGAACTCGGGCCCGAACGTCTTCTGCAACTGGGCCTTCATTCGACGGGCTCCGATACCACCTCGCTTCATGACGTCGTCGAAGGCATTGGCGATATCCGTGAAGTCCATGTCCGTAGCCGCCTTCTGAATAGCGGTGAAGGCCGCTGCGCCGCTCCTGCCGGACCGAACAAACATCTCCATCAGGTCCTGCGTGCCCTGCTCGAAGTCGTCATCCACTCCGGTGAAGACCCGTTCCAGGTTGACCGCCAAATCCTGGAACTGCCCGAGCATGCCCTTGGCCACCTTCAAGGCCTGTTTCGGCATCATTCCAAGACGGTCGCTCAATACTCCAGCAGCCCGAGCAACGGTCTGTACGGCAGGAGTGATTCGGCCCTTGAAACTGCCGCCCAGAAGCAGCATGGAACGACGGGCGTCGTCGGCCAGCTCAGGCAGCTCGGCCATCAGGTCCGGAATCTTGAACTGTTTTCCGAAGATAAGGGCCTGACCCCCAAGCTTCTTGAAGTCTTGTCCTGCAACTCCCAGTGCGTCAGTGGTTTTCAGAAAGGCAGCGGCATCGTCCGTGGCAATGTCAAATGCCCGGCTAACCTTGGCGGTGGAGTCAACCAGATCCACGCCTGCCTTTGACAGATTTCCCATGGACCGCGTGAGCTTGTAAACCTCCACCGCACTCATGCCAACCGCGTTGGAGATGGCTTGAATTTGCGGCGTCAACGCTGACAGATCCGAATTAAGACCAGCCAACTGCACCTGCCACCGATTCTGCTCCCCACGTACCTCGGACATACGCTGGAGCATGGTGTACAGGAAACCGGTGGTCTTGTTGATCAACGGACCGATTACGGGAACGGCCCCAACCAAGTCCCCGAGAGCCGTAACCATGCTTTGGGTGTTGCCGGTAGCCGAAAGCATGGACTTGCCAAAAGAAAGAACGGCACTTCCAGCCTGACGGATGCCGGACATCTTGCCTTTCTCGAAGGACTTCTGAA